CATTCCCAAGACATTTCCTCAGTGTGTAATGAAGGATCGTCAGTAATAGAAATGTAATCATCCACTCCATCAAACTCCCAGTATCCAGCGGCGTTGTGGGTGGCACCATACACTACACCATCATTACCTTTACTTGATTGATCTACCCATGATCCAGGAACAACAGTTAATCCACCACCATCAGTCAAGATGGATCCATCAATCTCAACAGCAAATAATTCTATTGATGCTGCACCAGATCTGTGTTCTAATTCAATAGTATTGAGAGTTTCTACACCATCTTCCAAGATAGTTCCATCAACTCTAATAGCAACAAATCCAGCATCCCAATTGGCATTATCAGTTCTTTGAAAGAACATGCTATTGATAGTTCCACTACCAGAAGCAACAGTTACCCAAGCATTTGTAGCATGTTGAACAAATGATCCACTATTTACCTGAGAATGAGTTACGTTATTATTGTCATAAACTTCAACAGAAGAACTATATGAAATGGGAGTTGTTGGAGTAAAAGTTAGACCACCAACACCCTCGGATCTATCACCAGTTTGTTGCATGGTATGTGGAGGATTAAAACCACCTTCAGGAGTTTTTACAGTAGATCCAGTTAGCATCGTACTATACACAGGTCCAACAGTAATGTTTTTCCAACCTGTGCCAGAATCAATGTATCTACCAAGACCTCTTCCATTGATTTTAAAATCACTATCAATTACACTACCAGCAGTAGTAGTATAAACTCTCATCGAGGTAGAGACAGAAATTGCTGGACTGGGAGCATAGGTAACAACAGAGTTATCAGCTGGTTCCATTCTTGTGCTAGTGCTTCCATCAAAAGCATTCACCGCAGGATGATTGAAACCATTTGTAGCACTAACATCATCACTGTAAATAACTCCAGACCCTGTTGTGGTGCTAGCAACAATACCAATATCACCCAATAGGTTCAGTTCTTTGAAGTCTGAAGTTCTAATAGCAGGACTGCCACTGTAATCAAATTCATTTGGTTCTGCTACCTGAACTTTTTTGTTTGTGATTGGTGTTGCCAAATCATCAAACAAAAGTTTGTTAGCAGTGAAAGGATAGCTAACAAGATCGCTAACATCGTTTCTTACAGAACCATCTTGTAGTCTTCCTACTCTATCATCGATGTTTAGAATTTCATAGTAAACAGTTTCTCCTGTACCTTCTGCATACTGGAAAGCACCGAGACCATTACCAGAAGAACTTACACGACCAAAGGTGTACTTATCAGCATTGTTCATGTCGATGTACAACATGTAATACCACTGTGTTGATGCGTCTAGATTGACTGCGCCACCTCTACCAGTTTGTCCAAAGACAGCAGTGTTACTGACATACATTTTTCTACGCCAGATCTGATCACCAATACTTTCATATTTGGTGAGAACACCATGCTCTTGTAAAAAACCATCGATGTATCTACCATAAGTAATCAACTGTTTAGTGGTATTATCAATTTTAACCTGATAGTATTCAAAGTCCTCTCCGAATGGAGTTTCTTTTTGCCAGATTAAATTTCCTTCAGGACTGTAACGTGCAACAAATCCTCGTGGCGTCGATCCTGATGCTCTAACTAGTCTACCTACAATATAAATGTTATCTTCGTCGTCAATGGTAACGTCTTCACAGTAAACATGTTCGCCATTGTCATATGCATATGACTTAATAGATCTGTCCCACTTTACATCACCAGTGGTAGTATCAATTTTGACGATATATCCTTTGGCATTCTCTGTACCTTCATCCAACCATCCTACTGCGACAACTTCACCCCTAGAGTTAGCAGCGATTTTAGATAGTGATACATCTCCATTAAGAAGTATAGAAGACTTACCCCAGTCAGGGGTGCCACTATTAGTAAATTTTTCTACAAATGCTAATCCAGTATTGTTTCCAGAAGATGGTGTGCTTCCGCAAGCATAGTAAACATTACTACTATCTACTGCAATTCCAGTATATTCTACGTCACCAGAAAATGTAGTAGAATCCCAAGATAAAACACCAGTGCTGCTATACTTAGCAATCCATGGATGTGTTCCAGTTTTTCCTGCAACAAGATAATTACCAGATCCATCAATTTCTAATGTTCTTAAAGTAGTGTCTGTTCCTGCAGTAGAAGATTGAATTTCATTACTCCAATTTTCTGTTCCATTATATTGTACATTTTCAAACCAACCAAACCTATCTCCAGATGAAGTATCTGCTTCACCTGCCAAAGTATATGTTTCATCTGATGCGATGCTTCTTATTTCTGTTGGTTCAAAGTTAACATCAGTACCTGATGACTGATCTAGTGTCTTGAAAAAGTTTGCTAATGTTCCTCCTGCTGTAGAAGCTAGGAGGAATAGGTTCCTTGCGGGGCTACTAAATCCTACTGGCATTTATTTGTCCTTAGCTAAAGTCTGTGTTACCTTGTCCGAATACTTGGGTCACACCCGCAGTATCTTTAACAACAACGAATGTTAGAATATCTATGTTAGATGTAGCAATTGGTGGAGAACCACCAGACCATTTAACACCATTTGTAATGGTAGTTCCATCAATAACACAACCATCACCATATGTAGCAGATGTATTTGCTGTTAGAATTAGAGTGATGGTCTTCGACTGACCATTAGCAAGATTGACATTAGTAAATGCCCAAGTATTGATAGCAGCACCAGCACCAGAGGAAGGTGCGCCCATGATTGTATTCGCATTTGCAACATCAATCGTCAAGATGTTTGAAGAAGGTGTTAGAACAGTGCCATAGTTATTGAAAGTTTTTTCAGTAATCACACCACCAAGTGTGATAGCACCGTTAACATCCAGTCCAGTTAGTGTACCAACAGATGTTAGTGAAGAGTTGACAACAGTTGTACCGAGACTGGTTGTGCTTAGAGCAAGCGCACCACCAATTCTAAACTCTTTGTTGACTGCTAGGTTTAGGTGTTCTGTGGAGTTCCATGCATCAGCAAAGTTACCCCAGGTGATGCTCTTGTCAGTCGTTCCCTTCAAAATAATTCCACCACCATCGGCTGAGGTATCTGAGGGACCTTCTGCTGTGAAGTTAACTGTACCAGATCCACCAGTGATACTGACAACTTCAGATAGATAAGCGTTGTCTTCAGTGATCGTTGTGATGTATGTTCCAAGAGGAACAGCAGCACCAGCAGTGTTGCTGTTGATAACCATACCAGCGATTAGACCTGTGGTTGGTGAAATACTGGTGATATAGTTAGACTGGTCAGTAACACTTGCAGTAAAGGTTGTATTTGCGACTGCACCAAGTTCAATTGCTTTATCATCGACGGTAACAACAGCACTGTTGACTGTTGTATATACACCCTGAACAGTGAGGTTACCCTCAACAATAGCGTTACCAGAGACGCTGAAGTTTTGTGGAACTAGAACATCGTATGTACTTGTTCCTCTAATCCAAGCATTTGCTCCACTACCAATAACAAGTTGGTTGTTACCACTTTCTAGTGGTGGAATGTAAGTAGCATCTCCTGCGTTCTGGTTACTTGCAGCACCGATGAGAACGTTTCCAGATCCAAGTGCAGCGAAACCAGCATAAGCACCGATACAGACGTTGTAACTTCCTGCAGTGGATGATGCTAGACCATTTGCACCTAGGACAACGTTACCAATTCCACTGACTAGGTTGAGAGCAGTGTCTCTACCGACAAGAGTATTCAATCCTCCATCATCGAGTGCGGTTCCTGATCTGTAACCAACAGCAGTGTTACCAGTTGCAGTATCAGCAACCTCTAGAGCATTAAATCCGAATGCACTATTCTGTGTGCCTGTGCCGTTACCTTGTAGAGCATCAACACCAACCCTTGTATTATGTTGGTGAGCATTTCCACCTCTACCAATGCTCATTGGATATGTGTCTGTTCCACGGATAACGAAATCGTTATCTTCAATGTTCACAAGACCATTGATTGTGATGGCATCAGCACCATCATTACCTAGAGTTACTGCACCTTCCGTGAGGAAGTCGTGTTTGATTGTTGTAGAACCTGTTGCTGCGCCAACGGTAACAGAAGTTGCACTAGCAAATGCATTGATCGTTGTTACGTTTGCATTGAAGATGTTGAAGCTTGTGCTGGAAGTTAGAACAGCATCAATTAAAGTTGGTTGAGTGTTGAATACCAGAGAACCAACACCAGTTTCATCAGAAATTACCGCTCTTAGTTGAGAAGATGTTGTGTTGGAGAATACGTTTAGTGTGTCAGTTCTATATGTTGCAGTTCCACCAGCACCAAAGTTTACAGAAGCACCATCTGTTCCACTGAATGTTAGAGTATTCAGACACTCTAAAGTTTTTCCACTATTAATTGTAAGGATTGCTGAAGGAGCATTGGTAATTGACAGACCGTTAATGGTAGTCGCAACAGCAATACCTAGATTTGGATTGTTTAGTGTAGGTGAGGTTAGAGTTTTGTTTGTAAGAACCTGGGTCTCATCCTCAGTAACAAGACGGTTCCTAATAGATCCATCATAAGTTGACCAGTATGAACCAGCTTCATACCAACTTAGTGAATTATAAGTTAGTGTATCGCCAGTTCCATTAGTGGTTCTGATTAGTTTGATACCACCATTAGATCCAACTAAGTTGTTACCTCTACGAAGTTCGATCTCTGCATCGGCAACTTCGAGTGTGGTTGTATTGAGTACGGTATTGGTTCCCGTTACAGTTAGGTCACCACCGATAGTTACAGTAGAACCATCGTCAGAAATAATACTGTTAGTGAATTGGTCGTTAGAACCATCCCACTTCATTACTCTGTTTGCTTGCAGGTTAGCAGCATTCTTCAGACTAAATTCGTCATTACTTTCTACAAGACCACCTGTTGCATTTGCACTGTAAGTGGTGTCGGTATCTGTCGTGGAGATAGTAAATGTAGATCCGTTCTGAGAGACGGTTGTATCAGCACCACCTTGGAGTGTGATCGCTCCACTAACAGCCCCTGTATTAGGACCAGTTGTTGATGCTACTGTCGTTACAGTGTCGGTGTCATTTGTAGTAACAGTAATAGTGTTACCAGTTTGTGATACAACTGTGTCGCCACCACCAGTGATAATGACATCACCAGAGACTAGGTTAGGAGATGTATTTCCAACTCTAGTAATTGTGTCAGTAGAAGCGATAGTAATATCATTTCCAGACTGAACAACTGTAATTTCACTACCAGGAATAATTGTGAAATCTCCAGACAGATACGTTCCTGATGTCGTTCCTCTAATTCTGGTGATTGTATTGATGTAACTAGATGCAATCGTAAAGGTTGATCCATTTTGAGTGATCGTTACGTTGTTACCTTCATCTAGTGTTAGTGCTCCACTTGTAGCAGTACCACCAGTTGCAGCAGCGAGTGTGGTAACAGTGTTTGTATCAGTAAAACTAGATTCAATTGTAATTTCGTTTCCAATTCTTGCAAGACTGACATTGTTACCAGCAGCAAGTGTAACGTCAGCAGTTGAAGTAGGGTTGGCAGCAGTTAATCTAACAACTTTTTTGGTTGGAACACTTCCATCTACAGCACTGATGGAGTATGTTGTGTTCTCATCTGGTAGTGTTGCAGTTCCACCAAGAGAAATTGTCTGACCATTTAGAATAAAACTTGGATTTGCCAGAGATGTGTTTGGAATATCTGATATAGTATTCAATGATCCTGAGATCATCGCACCAATCAGGGTCTTATTCTCTAGCGTTTGAGATGCTGTTAAGTAAACATCACCAGGCGTATCCCAAGTTACTGTTGAACCAGAACTTTTTAAGTATTGCCCTGTGGTTCCTGTATTACCACTGATAGCAATGCCACTACCTGTCAGGTCTAAATTGTCTCCAGAAACCAGTTCCTCTACACGTTGAGAACCTTGGTTTACAATTAAAGGAAAGCGATCTGCCATTACACTATGCTGCTGCTAGTTTTTCTCGTTGAACTATTTAGACGAGACGTATTTATACTATTGTGCCGCTTCATGATCTGGTACAACGGGTACAAATACTCATCTTTAGGGGGTTGACAGGATCTTGGGTACGGGTTATACTAAATACATCAACGGGTTAAGGAATGTAAAGTTCTCTAATCTTTTGTAAACACGCCTCACCGAGACTAAACAGCGTGTATAAAAAACAGTCTCTCATATCCTCACCTGAGGGTGGTGAGGAAATAGTAACTCCACCATTTCCCTGATGGTCTTACTTTTCGTACAAAAACAATGGCTCAATCTACTCTCTCGCGTCAGCAAGGCGCATCTACCTGGGAACAATTCTGTAACTGGGTAACCTCCACCAACAATCGTCTGTATGTCGGTTGGTTCGGTGTCCTGATGATCCCAACACTGTTGGCGGCAACCATCTGCTTCATCGTTGCTTTCGTCGCTGCTCCTCCTGTGGACATTGACGGCATCCGTGAACCCGTCGCTGGTTCGCTCATGTATGGCAACAACATCATCTCTGGTGCTGTTGTACCCTCCTCCAACGCTATTGGTCTTCACTTCTACCCCATTTGGGAAGCAGCATCTTTGGATGAATGGCTTTACAATGGTGGTCCTTTCCAACTAGTAGTCTTCCACTTCCTTATCGGCATCTATGCATATATGGGACGTGAGTGGGAACTTTCTTACCGTCTAGGTATGCGTCCATGGATCTGTGTTGCATACTCTGCACCTGTTGCAGCAGCATCCGCAGTCTTCCTGGTCTATCCTTTCGGTCAAGGTTCTTTCTCTGACGCTATGCCTCTTGGCATCTCTGGTACGTTCAACTACATGCTTGTCTTCCAAGCAGAGCACAACATCCTGATGCACCCCTTCCACATGCTTGGCGTTGCTGGCGTGTTTGGTGGTTCTCTGTTCAGTGCAATGCACGGTTCTTTGGTTACATCTTCACTCGTCCGTGAGACGACTGAGCAAGAGTCCCAGAACTATGGTTACAAGTTCGGTCAAGAAGAAGAGACCTATAACATTGTTGCTGCTCATGGATACTTCGGTCGTCTGATCTTCCAGTATGCATCGTTCAACAACTCTCGTTCACTTCACTTCTTCCTGGCAGCATGGCCTGTCGTTGGTATCTGGTTCACTGCTCTCGGTGTTAGCACCATGGCATTCAACCTCAACGGTTTCAACTTCAACCAGTCCATCATGGATAGTCAGGGCAAAGTCCTGAACACCTGGGCAGATGTTCTCAACCGTGCTGGTCTCGGGATGGAGGTAATGCATGAACGAAATGCTCATAATTTCCCTCTTGACCTTGCTGCTGCTGAAAGCACCCCTGTTGCTCTCACCGCACCTGCTGTTGGTTGATATAATCAATCATTGTCGTGCAAAGGATCCTTCGGGATCCTTTCTTGGGGAAGTAGGAGACAACACCCAAATTCTTCAATCTATGATAGAATACCTACAAATGAAGGTAAATTGATATGTCAAAACATCCTGCTGTAATGGGACCTCATATTTTAGAATCTTGTAAAACATTTCTCCCCTTTGAGGGGTGTAGAGTGTTAGATCCTTTTGCGGGTTTAGGAACAACCGCAAAACTACTACCAGAGTATGATGTAGTTGGCGTTGAAATAGAAAAAGAATGGGCTGATCAGTATGAGAAAACAATCTGTGGTGATTCTTTAATCGTTGTCCCTACTCTTGAAAAATTTGATGCTGTTTTAACCAGTCCAACATATGGAAATCGTATGGCTGATGATTTTGAAGCATCTGATAAATCTAAAAGAATAACCTATCGCCACAAATTGGGTAGAAAATTATCAGAAGGAACAACGTCTAATTTACATTATGGTAAAAAAAATAAAAAGTATGAAGACTTACATACTAAAATTTGGAAAGTGTGTGTTGATGCCTTGAAGGATAATGGTGTTTTTATTTTGAACTGTAAAGATTTTATTTCTTCTGGGACAGTTATGGAAGTGACCCAGTGGCACATCAAAACTCTTGACGAATATGGGATGAGTGTGGTAGAATCTATTCGTGTTCCATCAAGAGGAATGCGATTTGGATCAAACTCTCAACAAAGAATTGATTATGAAAACGTCGTCTGTCTCCAAAAACTTTCAAGCTGAAAGCACAGCGTCTGGTGATGAATTTGAGCGTATTGTTAATGAAGATTTGATTAGTAAGGGATATACTATTCTTGAAACAAACGTAAAGATTCCTGGCATTGGAATCAACGTTGATTATATCGCAGAAAAAGATGGAGTCAAAGAATATGGTGAAGACAAAGGTGGTAAGTCTGGTGGAAAAAAACGCCCAGGAGCTCAACGCACAGATAACGTAAAGAAAGCAATTTGTAATGGTGCTCTCCTAAAAGCAAAGTATCCAGATGCAAAATATGTTATTTACTTTTCCGCAAAACCAAAGGAAGGTAATTCTTCCGATGAAATGATTAAAACTGCTATTGAGTCGGGATATGTTGATGAGGTTCGTTATTTGTCTTACTGATGCACACAACTTCCCCCTCGACCTGGCAGCAGCAGAGTCAACTCCTGTTGCTCTCACCGCACCTGCAATCGGTTGATCCAAAATCAGTAACTGATTTCATTGGTGGGGAAAAAATTTCCCGCCAATTTTTTTACCAAAAAAGTCGCATGATTAACGACGATACTCCACCGAAGTTGAGAGAAATTATTATGGATACGTGGCCTCAACTTTACTGGTTAAAAGATTTTAAAAAGGATAAAAAACATGACAACAACTACACTACAACAACAAAGAAGGGGGTGGTTTGATGTACTCGACGACTGGCTTAAACGCGACCGCTTTGTATTTGTGGGCTGGTCTGGACTACTTCTTTTTCCCACTGCTTATATGGCAATTGGTGGCTGGCTTACTGGCACAACGTTTGTTACGAGCTGGTATACCCACGGACTGGCGTCTAGTTATCTTGAGGGTGCTAATTTCCTCACGGCAGCTGTGTCAACTCCTGCTGACGCTATGGGTCATTCTCTTCTTCTACTTTGGGGTCCTGAGTCTCAGGGGAGCCTTGTCAGGTGGTTCCAACTTGGGGGACTCTGGAATTTTGTGGCGCTCCACGGTGCCTTTGCTCTCATAGGTTTCATGCTCAGGCAGTTTGAAATTAGTCGTCTCGTAGGGATTAGACCATACAATGCGATTGCTTTTTCGGGTCCTATTGCCGTATTTACTAGTGTATTTCTCATCTACCCTCTCGGACAGTCCAGTTGGTTCTTTGCGCCGTCCTTTGGCGTGTCGGCAATCTTCAGATTCCTTCTTTTTCTACAAGGATTTCACAACTGGACACTCAACCCCTTCCACATGATGGGAGTGGCAGGTATCCTGGGTGGTGCATTGCTTTCTGCCATCCATGGTGTTACAGTAGAGAATACTTTGTATGAAGATGGTGAGCAAGCAAATACTTTCAAAGCTTTTGACAGCACCCAAGAAGAAGAGACTTACTCGATGGTTACAGCGAACCGTTATTGGTCGCAGATTTTCGGGATCGCGTTTAGCAACAAAAGGTGGCTTCATTTCTTTATGTTGTTTGTTCCTGTTATGGGTCTCTGGACTTCATCCATTGGCATTATTGGTCTTGCCCTCAATCTCCGTGCTTACGATTTTGTCAGTCAGGAGATAAGAGCAGCAGAAGACGTTGAATTTGAGACGTTCTACACAAAGAATCAGCTTTTGAATGAAGGATTGAGAGCATGGATGGCAACTGTTGACCAACCACATGAACAATTTGTATTTCCAGAGGAAGTATTGCCAAGAGGCAACGCCCTGTGATATACTGGGGGTCTTCGGACCCTCTTTTTTTATGGAAAAAATTAGCATCTGTCCTCAGACAATTTTTAAATTTAAAAGTTCTGATGAAGAAGCAGATGAGGTTCTTGCTAATTTAAAGAAAGAACAGTGGACACCCACAGCATCTAACTTACAAACTCCCAGAACTGAAAGCTTGCATCGACAGAACAAATATGCTACAATACATGAGTGGTTTACAGAGTGCCTAACTCTGGTAAAAGATGAACTTAATTATGCTTGTGAAAGTATAAGAGTTACTCAGTCATGGGGTAATCTATCCTGTTATGATCAATGGCATCATATGCATATGCATCCAAACTCTTTGATGAGTGGTGTTTACTATCCAATGGAAAGTGTTGCTCCCATCGAGTTTGGTGTTTGTAATATATGGAATTTTGATTACATGACTGGTGGTTTAGTAAAACTAAGTTACGAAGACTACGACACCATGACACTGGTTCATCGACATTTACCACAAAAAGGAGAATTACTTATTTTTCCTTCCATGCTAGATCATATGGTTCCTGGTAATAAAGGCAAGGATCGATATTCTTTGTCGTTTAATTCATGGCCACATGGTATGATTGGATCTCCCGATTGGTTATCTTCTATTCGTTTAAACATTATCTAATGGACATCGTAATTTACTCTATTCCTGGTTGTTCTCACTGCCGTAAGATGAAAGAACTTATGGTACGTGCTGACGTTCCTTACCAGCAAATTGTCGTCGGTAAGGATATCGACGATCATGCTTTTAAAGAAAAGTATCCAGAAGCAACTTCTTATCCTTACACCATCATTGACGGTGAACCTATTGGTGGATTGGTTGATGCTGTAAAACTCTTTGTTGAAAAGGGTTTGGTAAGTTCAACAAAGAAAAGAAATTAATTATAAAATGAATACAAAAGGTGATGATCTTAAAATAAATAAAGGTGTAGAGCTAATGCTCAGGAGGGAAAAAGGAGAACCCGAAACAAGGGGGTTCACAGAACATAAGATATTCAGTCTCCTGGGTAAAAGATTTTCATTGAAAGTTGAGTTCACCTGGGAGTAGTTTTACTAATCTAGGAGCACAGTACCATGCCAACCTCAGTTATTTTATTTTTTTCAGGCTGCATCAGTTTCCTTGCTATCATCGTTGGTATTATCGCTGGATGGCATATCAACGATATTGTTTATGCAATGAATAGGAACGACGAAGTTCAAGGACATCCAGAGATGTACGATGAGGATGGGATTTGGATTAATGAGGAACTATTATCAGTGAAATTTGTCAAAGATGAAGAGGACGAAGATGATTATTATTGACATGAACCAAGTTATGATTAGTAACTTGATGTCGCAATTGAAACATGATTTCTTGAATGAAAAACTGGTGAGGCATATGGTTCTCACCAGTCTTCGTTTTTATGAAAGACAATACGCTCCAGAGTATGGTGAAGTTGTACTAGCATATGATTCTAAAAAATACTGGAGACGAACTTTTTTCCCTTTCTATAAACAAAATAGGAAAAAAGATCGAGAAAGATCTGGTCACGATTGGTCTTCAATCTTTGAAGTCTTAAACAAGATCCGAGACGAGATCAAAACCTTCTTCCCTTATAAAGTTGTTGAGGTTGAGGGAGCAGAGGCAGATGACGTAGTATCCACTCTCTGTAAAAACAAAAGTCCGAAGGATAAGATCTTGATCCTCTCAGGAGATAAAGATTTTATTCAGTTACAGAAGTATCCTGGTGTATACCAGTATAATCCTATTACAAAGAAGAAGGTTACCACAGACAATCCACACATTTATATTCGCGAGCATGTGATCAAGGGTGATAAGTCTGATGGTATTCCTAACTTTCTTTCAGCGGACGATAGTTTTGTTCAAGGTATTAGGCAAAAACCTATCAGTCAGAAAAAACTAGTTAAGTGGGTGGAACAAGATCCAACTACTTTCTGTGAGACTGACGACCAGTACAGAAACTATTGCAGGAACAGAACTCTTATTGATTTTGACTATGTACCAGAGGAGATTGAGCATGAAATTATGCAACAATTTAACTCTCTAAATATAAGTGAAAAGACTGTTCCTTTGGAATATTTCCAAGAGCACGAATTGAACGATTTGATGCAAGAATATTTTTTCCGTCGTACAACACCATTTAAAAAATGAAACTACTAATTTCTGAAGTGCTCCAGAAAGTGAGCAATGCGAAGACTAAAGCACAGAAGGTTAAACTTCTGCATGAGCATAACACTCCTGCTCTCAGGTCTATTTTGATTGCAAACTTTGATGAGAGTGTCATCTCTTTGCTTCCAGAAGGAGATGTTCCTTTTGAAGCAAACGATGCCCCCGAGGGAACTGAACATACTATCTTGGAGAAAGAGTATCGCAAACTATACTTGTTTTTTAAAGGAGGATCTAGTTCACTCAAGCAATCACAGAGAGAAAATCTTTTCATTCAAATGTTGGAAGGATTGTGTGAGCAGGAAGCAAGAATTCTAATCTTGGTAAAAGATAAAGCACTCAATAAAACGTACCGCATCACTAGAGCAACCGTAGAGGAAGCGTTCCCCCAAATCAAATGGGGAGGACGTTCTTGATGGGGAAAGGTGTACGAATGATCCACAAGGACTGTGATCCCTCTCTAGCACAGGATAGATCACTTCCCTGTACCGCTTTTTTGGTTGAGTACATTGAAGGTGAGACCACTAAGTTTGACATTGTTATGGCAGGTAAACGGGTGGACATCTTTGATGAGTATTGGGATAAATATAGACAAGATTTAATTCAATTCACCCAGACAGAAGGAAGACAAAATCCTAAAGTTTGGAACCCACCTAACAGCAAAAAGTAATGGATAGCATCGAACAGCATATCAAGAAGGATAAGGAAATTCTTTCTAATCCTACGACTTCTCCACAGCAACGTCGTCACATTGAAGGCGAATTGCATGACCTTGAAGATTGGGTAGAGCATCACAAAAAAGAAATCGAAGCAGGAGATCATCACGATCCCACACCGCTTGAACTCTACTGCGATCAAGAACCAGGCGCACCAGAGTGTAAATTGCATGACAACTAATGCCAAAGGTAACTAATAGACTGTGTATAGAATACTGGGACGTTAAGGAGTACAAAACTCCTCCTAAAGTCCTGCGTAGAATTAACAAGAACAACATTTTAATTTCTGCGTCGAAGTTTTCTGAAGTAATGATGTTTAATTCATTGCGAGAAGCAATGCCTACAGCAAAACTAATTCTTTCCTTTGGTGGATTTGATGTAAAGATTAGGTATTGCAATCAAGGAAACGGCGACGAGTTCTATCTCAGTTAAATTGTATCAACCGATACAGTTGCCAGAGCATATATAATATGGTATAATTACCATACGTTCATCCAAGGGACTTCACATCCCGTGGACGCAAGTAAGTCGCGGAACGGAGCCGTTCATCTCATGCTAGAACTATTATTCTATACAACACTCACCTGCCAACAAACCGAGGGAATTATCCTGAGGATGAGAGCAAACGAGAACATCTCAGATGCTTTTAAGGTAGAGTTGATAGAGACCGTAAAGGAATCTACCCCTGAGTGTTATCCATGGGACGCAAACGACTGAAGGAACGGGGACTAAAAAACCCATCCTTTAGGAGACCTACAATGAACACTTTAAACCTCATCAAAAAGCAGATCAAGAAAGCTGCTGCACTTCATGACGCTCAGATTACTCACGCTGCATATCGTGGCGTTGCGTATGATACATGTTGTGTTGAGATGACCGAACCACATGGCACCTTCTGCTATCGTGGTCGCACTTACAGCAAGTGATATTCACTTGCGAGATTGGTTAGATGATAAGTATTCATCGCCTGCATATTCAATAAAGAGGGGCTTGTAACCCCTCTTTTTTTATGCTATAATTGAACATGTATTACATGTAGACATGGAAAAAACACGATTAAAGATGATTGTGAGAAATCTAGAACTACTAGTTGCTAGTTTGAAATCTGAAATCTATTCAGATCCACGATCATATACAGAAGGTAAAGATGTGTCTGCTGCATATGCCAGATACGATTCACAAGATGACGATGACGGTTACACGGACTGATTATGGGACTTAAAACACTCACAAAGAACATCAAGAAAGCCCTTGCAAAAGGACATTTGTATAGCAACGAAGAGTATGCTAAACTACAGCAGCAGTATCGTGAATTGATGAAGCTGCGTCGCATTCAAACAAACAACGAAAAAGCACTCTATGGTTTCGGATATGAGCATCAATCAACAATTAGTGAATCTGATTACAGTAACCCCAGAAGCGGAGAAGATGATGGGGTACGTAGCGAGGGTAAGCAACCCCTCTAATCAAGATAATCCTAAGGTTGCTGGTCTCCTTAAGTATTGCATCAAACACAACCACTGGAGCGTCTTTGAGCAGGCGCACATGACGCTTGAGATCAACACTACCAGAGGTATCGCAGCTCAAATTTTGCGTCACCGTTCGTTCACATTTCAAGAGTTTTCCCAGCGGTATGCTGACAGTTCTATGTTGGCAGATGAGATCCCTTTGTTTGATCTTCGTCGTCAGGATACAAAGAACCGTCAGAACTCTATTGATGATGTTGATCCTTTTGTTCGACAAGAACTTGAGATTACTATCAAGCGACACTTCCAGAGTGCTATGGACATCTACAAGCACATGCTTGAAATGGGAATCGCAAAGGAGTGTTCGCGTTTTGTACTCCCCCTCGCGACGCCCACAAAAATCTACATGACAGGATCAGTTCGGTCATGGATTCACTATATAGATCTACGGAGTGCTCACGGCACTCAAAAAGAACACATGGATATTGCACATGCTTGTCGTGATATCTTTGTGGAACAGTTCCCTATTTGTGCCGAGGCACTTGAATGGTCATGAAAACAATTACACTAGAAGAATATGAAAAGGCGGGGGAAGAGTTCTTCCCCAAGTATGAATTTGTTTCATCGAAGTTGCCTGAAGATACCAAACCAGAACAAGTTCTTAAAGTAATGGAAGCACTTGCTGGTGTTGCTATGAAGAATAGGGTCGATGAAAAACTTGCGCCCTTCGGATTTAATAAGGAGAAAAAAAATGCCGACGTATCCAGTAATTAATAAAAAGACGGGAGAGAAAAAAGAACTCTCCATGACCATGCGAGAGTATGATCAGTGGCGTCTTACTAATCCTGATTGGGATAAAGACTGGCAAGCAGGAGTTGCAGGCGTCGGTGAAGTAGGTGATTGGCGCAACAAAATGGGTAAGACCCATCCTGGATGGTCGGACATCATGACCCGCGCATCCAAAGTTCCTGGTTCAAACATTCAATGGTGATTTAAAATATGCCTAGAGCAAGAAAGAAGTCCAATCCTGACATCAACGGTATGTCAACGAAGCAAATGAAAAGAAAGAAACCTATCAATACAAATTATTTGCTTGATGTAGAAGCTCTTACAGAAAGTCAAACAGTAATGTTTAACGAGTATGGAAGAGGTCAAAACCTTTTTGCTTATGGTTGTGCTGGTACAGGTAAAACATTTGTTGCTTTGTACCTTGCACTTAAAGATGTTCTTGATGAGAACACTTCATATGAAAAGGTTTATGTTGTGAGATCTCTGGTAGCAACTAGAGAGATCGGTTTCCTTCCTGGCACTCACGAAGATAAAGCAGACATTTACCAAATTCCATACAAGAATATGGTGAAGTACATGTTTGAAATGCCAGATCAAGCATCGTTTGATATGCTTTACGAGAATCTCAAAGCACAGGAGACGGTATCGTTCTGGTCAACTTCATTCTTGCGTGGTACTACACTTGACAATGCTATTGTTATTGTTGATGAGTGCCAAAACCTGAACTTCCACGAACTTGATAGTATTATGACCCGTGTGGGACAGGATACAAAGATCATGTTCTGTGGTGATGCTCGTCAGTCTGACCTTCAAAAGAGTAACGAAAAGACTGGCATCCTAGAGTTCCAGAAAATTCTTCAGAACATGGAGGAGTTTTCTTTGATTGAATTTGGCATCGAAGATATTGTTCGATCTGGTCTGGTCAAATCTTATCTGATTAGTAAACTTAACTTGGGAATGTAATGAAATTATTTGATCATGTGGATGTGATTAAGGATCCCATTGATATGAAAACAAAGAATATCGATGGGAGGAGATACTATGTCACTCCTAGCGGTGGAAAGTATCCGTCGATCACAACAGTGATCAGTAATAACTCTCGCAAGCAAGCGGGACTTGCACGGTGGAGAAACAGGGTTGGAAAAGATAAAGCGCAAGCAATCACAACTAGGTCCGCTTCTAGAGGTACAAGGTTTCACCTTCTTACGGAAGACTACATTAATAATGTTCTAGACCTAGACAAATACAAGGATCAACCTCTCCCTGTGGCAATGTTTCACTCCGCGAGGTCTACTCTTGACAATATAAATAAAGTATATCTACAGGAAGCAGCACTCTATTCTGATTACTTGGGACTTGCTGGTCGAGTTGATTGTATTGCTGAATATAATAACGAACTCGCCGTAATTGATTTCAAAACCGCTGCTAAACCAAAGAAAGAGGAACATCTTTACGATTACTACGTGCAAGAGACAGGATACGCTTGCATGTTGCAAGAATTGTACGGGATTTCTGTCAAAAAATTAATCACCATTCTTGTCTGTGAGAATGGTGATGTTCAAGTTAGTTCTGTTCCTCCTAAAAAAGAATACTTGGTAAGACTGCAAGAGTACATAGCGGAGTATAAAGAAAAAAATGAAAGACATTCTGGAGGATAAATTTATGACATCTGCGAGATTTTCGCAGGACGTGGAGAAAATTGCATACGATAATGCGATGAACTACATCGATGCTATCATTCATTACTGTGAAATTAATGAAATTGAATTGGAGAAAGTACCCAAACTTATTTCAAAACCATTGAAAGAAAAGTTGAAGTATGATGCTCAAAAACTAAACTTTATCAAGAAAACTTCTAGAGCAAAACTAATGCTTGTATAACCATGAGTGACTTTTTTCAATCAGAACTAGTACGTGGTACTATTCAGGAGATGATGGAACTACAGGAATTCTGTATGAGATCCATGATGGCGTTCCCTGTTCTTCCTCCTGAAAAAAAGATGGACTACTTTGAGAAGTTAGAACTTCTCATTGAGAAACAAAAGATTTTCTATGGTAGATTGTCACTCAGTGATGATCTAGAAGCAAAAGCAATGGCAGAAAGCATGAGAGATGCAGCAGTCATGCTAGGTGCTACACCAGACGACAGCATTCCTGAAATGTTTGATGACCTTCTGAAGAAGGTTGAGACCATGAAAAGACAATTGGAAAGTGGCACAGAGGGTTGACGCCCCTGCTACCACTCTGTTATAATAACTTCGTTGGCAGGACGGGACTGGGAGACTGGTTCGCACCGTAAGACCAACACTTAAACCAAATCCAAACTAATCCGAGGTAATCCGAATGTCATTCGCAGATCTTAAGCGCAAGTCCCAGAACAACTTCTCGTTCCTGCAAAAGGAACTGGAAAAGTCCAGCAGCAACTCCAATGCCGACGATCGTTTCTGGAAGCCCGAACTTGACGCTTCTGGCAACGGGTATTCAGTTATCCGTTTCCTCCCCGCACCTGATGGCGAAAGCCTTCCCTGGGCAAAACTGTACTCCCACGCCTTCCAAGGTCCTGGCGGTTGGTACATCGAGAACTCCCTGACTACCAACGGTGGCAAAGACCCTCTTGGTGAGGTCAACCGTCGTCTCTGGAACAGCGGCAGTGATGCTGACAAGGAGACTGCACGTAAGCAGAAGCGTAAGCTCTCTTACTACAGCAACATCCTGGTCGTGAAGGATCCTAAGCATCCTGAGAACGAAGGTAAGGTGTTCTTGTACAAGTATGGCAAGAAGATCCATGATAAGATCATTGCTGCCATGCAACCCGAGTTTCAGGATGAAACTCCTGTCAACGTCTTCGACTTCTGGGAAGGTGCTAACTTCAAACTGAAGATCAAGACTGTTGCAGGTTACTGGAACTACGATAGTTCCGAGTTCGATAACGTCTCCGCTGTCAGTGCAGACGACGATGAACTTGAAGCAGTCTGGAAGCAACAGCACTCGCTGGAAGCATTCACTGCTGGAGACCAGTTCAAGACCTATGAGGAACTTGAGAACCGTCTGAACCTCGTTCTGGGCATGTCTCAACCAGCAGCACGTCGTGTTGACCCTGAGACCTATGAGGATGAGAGTGAAGGTTTCAATGCACCTGACATCACTCCTTCTGCTCCCTCCGCTTTCCGCGAGAAGATGAGCTCTCCTGCTCCTGTCGTTGATGATGACGATGCCCTGTCCTACTTTGCACGTCTCGCTGAAGAGTGATGAAGTTTCTGAAGGTTTTACTTCACCCAGTGACACAATTCAATCTTTTGATTGTTGTGTTTCTGAGTATCATTCAGGGGTTACACTTACATGCACATCATACTATGAGTGTTGATGTAGATAGTTATGTTTACAAGTTCTTGAAGAAGAACCCTGATACGTGTAGGAAAATCGACTATTGAATTCCATAAATCGGGAAAAATTTTCTCCGCTAAAAAATCGCTAAAAAAGTCGAGGGGGTCATAGACCCCCTTTTTTTATGTTATGCTGAAGTCTTCTTTAGCGTATTATTGATGTAATCGCCAGATTTCTTATATTTGTTCCTATTCTTGAAATCCTTGATAAAGGACTGTAAGTATTCTGCCTTTAAAATGTAGATTTCGCGTTTTTTCTCGTTTTCTTCACTGAACCAATCAGCAACAGTTCTTGCACGACAAACAGAACTGCCAGTTACTTCTGCAACTAGTCCATTGTTGTAATACTTGAAAGTGCCATTGTAGAAAGTTTCATCTACACGCAGTCCTGCAGGAAGAACGATATATCCAGCATCATTCTTGATTTCATATGTTTCGTAATGATGAATTGTGCCATATGGGTCATCATACTTGAAATTAAGGGTTTTTTCTAATTCGTAGTTTGACAGTGGCCAGTCAAACAGTGGATTAATTAGGTTATTTGTTAAAATAACGACCCAATCCAAAAATTGGTCTCCATATGCTTTTTGAGCAATAGTGTCAGGGCGCTCTCCTTCTTCAATTGAGTATTTGTTAAAAAATACTGCATATGAGAACGCTTCTTCATTTACACGAAAACGTCTGAAAAAGTTCTTTGCTACGACAAACTCCGATTCCGTAAAAGGATAAGAAATCGGTTTTACGTCGTATTCTATATCTGGAATATTTCTGAAATACATTAGTATGCCTTCCCGTTTTCTAGAACTTCGTGTTCAAAGATTAGTTTTGTTTCTGCGAAATTAACTGAAATTTCTGTTGCTACTGGTGCTCCATCAACGTATGTAGCATATGCACCATCAGGAGTATAACTAATATCAACGTCTGTGAGTGCTGCCAATTTATATCTTGGAAGATACTCGTGAACGTTGTTTCCGTTCATATATGTAACTTGACATAGAGGAGGAATTGTTAGCAAGTTGCTTGCTTGCAAAGTTCCTCCTAATGCTTGACCACCATATGTTGGCAGCAGTGCTTTTTTAAACCTTTGACAGATTGCTCTAATTTCTTTAGATTCGGTAGCACTTCTTGCTACCATCTTGAACTTCAACGACCAAGTTCTTAGTTTTGGAGCATCATACATCATTTCAACATTAGGATTGATTACAGTTCCAGTAACTCCGCCTAAAAGTTGATTTTGACTGATATTACTTCCTGTTGCTGCATTAAGACCCTTTCTTATTGCCTCAAATGTTCCAGTTTTTACAACTCCTGGTATAGCAGATGCAAAACCTCCAAGAGTAAATTTATCTGTTTTTGTTCCTGCAACATTCATAAGACCTGCTGCTGTAGCACCAAATCCAGCACCACCCCAGTCAGCACCCATTTGATCACCAAGATCTTCGGGCATATACATCATAATAGGACCCATTTTTGCAGGAGATGCCCAAGATCTTTCCTGACTTTGCATGTAGTCACTATAACCAGGGTAACCTGATACTTGAGTATATTTTACTGTATCTTGAGCTCTGCTACTGTTTCTTCCAAAAGGAGGAGCATAGTTAAAGAATTCAAACATAACATAGTCTGATGTAGAATTGATGCCAGGATCTCTAGGATATCTTAAAGTATCAGACTGTGCCCCTGCTTTGTAAGCATTTCCTGCTTTGAAAGAAGAAGCATTGATGCTAGGATTTCTGATAACAATAGTTGCCTTACCATCCTTATTTTTACCAGCACCACTAGCAGGACTTGCAGTGGGAGATCCTGCAGGAGCTGCCGCCGAAGGTGGTTGTACTACTTTACCAGTAGCACGACCACTATTCTGCCCTCTGTTTATAAAGTTGGTCCCATTGTAAACATAGTATTTACGATCAACTTTGTAATAATCTCCTTTTTTATATTGTTGTGCCATTAATTTTCTACCTTGCGGGATCCTTTCAGCATGTTGTAGTAGTCATCATTTGTTTCTTTCCAAACAAGTTCACTATCGTAGGGCACTTGTCTGTAGTTTACAAAGTTTTCCACAGGTATGAAAATCGAAGTATCCCATTCCTTTTCACTTAATTTTAGATAGTAACTTTGCACATGATCTTTTAGGTATTTATTAACGCATTTCTTCGGAATGCTAATTTTGTTCTTTGCTAGATCTGTCACGATCTTTAGTCTTTTTTTAGGTTCGATATAATGTAAGTTTGCTGCCCAAAAATATTCTGCAGTATCTTTAATTACATACGCTAAAGGAAACTTGTCATAGTATGGCAAATAGCGCATTTTTGCTTTATACTCAAACATGTAGAGATGTCCTACTAGCGGGTCTTTGAGTAAAACATTCTCCTGTATATCTCCTTCTTCTACTTTGTATTCTGATGCATATTCTTTAATAGTTCTTTGAAACCATGCGGAACTTTTCTTTGATCCACCCGCAGATTTCTTTAGTTTGTCAAATAAGGTTACATAAGAAGTAGTTGCTGTGGTGTCGGCAAAACCACGAGCTTTGAATGTCTTCTTAGCCATTGGATTACACTCCTAAGTGGTCTTCTGTAAGAATTAAAAAATTCATTTGTCTATCTTCACAGAAGTCTTTCGCTGCTTCCCACTTAGCATTATTTTTCATAAACGTAAGGACTTCCCGTTTCCAAGTTGCAGTCTTTTTCTTTGGTTTTTCATTCGGGGGTATAGTTTGCTTCTTTGGTTTCACTTCAATCAGGTACTTCTTCTTTTGACCTGCTTTGTTTACTACCTTGATATAAAAATCGGGGTAGTAACGATGAACCTTTCCATCCGTAGGACAACGATAGGGGATAATTATCTCTTCAGATCCCCATTCAACGATTGTAGAATTCAGATCACAGAAAATCATAAACTTCTTTTCCCACATTGACCTGTAAATGATGTTATTATGGTCACCTTTGTACTTCTGTGGGTTTTTTGGTTTGAAGTTTCCAGAATATGCCATAAATAAAAATAAACCATATCTTTTATTTAGAGTGGCATCAAGATCAATAAGAGACTTCATCGAAGCAATCAACGAACAAGGCGGCGTATCCCTTAGTAATGGATATGACGTAGAATTCGCCTTGCAACCAGATTTGGCAGACAGGATCAAACTAGAAACTAAAGTAGACTTCAGTAATAGCAGTCCTACTGATAGATCAAAGTTGCTTACTCTAATGTGTGATGAGGCGCAACTTCCAAACGTACAGTCTGCTACTGGTACAGTTACTGGTAGATACTTAGGCGAAAGTCAATTTAATTATGCACACACCAAAATGTATTCGGATCTAAGTTTGACCTGGATGTGTGATGGAAATATGATCCCACTCAAGTTCTTTAATAGTTGGTATTCATACATTTACAGCGCAAATACTACGGAAGAAAATGATAGTCCTGTAAATAAATTTACTAGAAAGTTATCAAAATTCAAAAACGAACTAGGAACACCAAAAAACAGAAATAGAAACGTTCGATTGAACTATCCCGAATCTTATATGGGAACAATGAAAATTGTTAAGACTGAGCGAAGTATTAACGCTCCTAACGGAAGACCTAGTATGATGTATCTGTTAGAAGATTGTTATCCATATTCTATCGACAGTGTTCCTCTTGCATATGGTTCATCTCAGATTACAAGAGTATCTGTGAATTTCTACTACGCTAAGCATACAGTCGTATACAACGAGATCGCTAAATTCCAAGGATAAATACTATTACGATTTGAATTAAATTTTCATGGCATTACCTAAAATCGGTATTCCTACTTACGAGTTGGAACTACCTTCTACTGGAAAGACTGTAAAATATAGACCATTTCTTGTAAAAGAAGAGAAAGTTCTATTACTAGCATTAGAATCGGAAGACGAAGCACAGATTGCTTCTGCTGTAAAAGATCTTATCAAGAGTTGTGTCATAAGCAGGATCAAAGTAAATGAACTGCCAACATTTGATCTTGAGTATCTATTCCTCAGGATCAGAGCAGCAGCGGTTGGAGAGATCATTACGATGAAAATCCTTTGCCGTGATGATGAAAAGACTAGAGTTGATGCTAAGATTGACATCAATGAAGTTGAGGTCATCAAAGATCCTGAGCATACGAACAAGATTATGCTCACAGATGACACTGGTATTCTGATGAAGTATCCTTCAATGGATAGATTTATTGAAGCAGAATTCCTGAACAAGGATATCAAAACAGAAGAGGTCTTCAATTTCATTGCAGACCATATTGACCAGATCTTCTATGGTGAAGAAGTTTATGATTCTTCTACATCAACTAAGAAGGAGATGCGTGAATGGATTGAAGGTCTGACTGTTAAGCAGTTCGAGGCAATCCAAAAGTTCTATGAGACTATGCCCAAACTGTCTCACACATTTGAGGTTGTGAACCCCAATACAGGCGTCCCCAATAAATACACAATTGAGGGTCTACAGAATTTTTTCGGATAGCACTCTTCCAAAATAGTTTGGAGGGGTACTATAAAACTAACTTTGCTTTGATGCAGTACCATAAATACTCTTTGACTGAGGTAGAAAACCTCATGCCGTGGGAACGTGAAGTTTACACGTCGTTACTATTACAGTATATTGAAGAGGAAAAACAAAAACAGGAAGCAGCAAAAGCAGCTAGTAGGCGATGAATCCAGAACAATTTTTAGATCCACAACAACCATGGTATAAGGGTAAGATTGGTGACAACACCTGGACAAGATTGAAGTGGAAACTAATTGGTGGTCAGTCTCCTCTGGATGGTACTACATATTCATCTTTTGTTCGTCTAAGTGAAGCAGATGCTGATACTCTTATCAGCAACCTAAAGAAAGAACCTCGTGGATATCCACAACTAAACCAAACTGGTGCTCAAGCGGGATATGAAAACCTAGAAGCATATCAAAAGTGGTTGGTTGATGAATATCTAGAAAAACCATTTCGTGAACAAACCAATAGAAAAATTCAAGAAGCAGAAGATGAAGCACGTCTTCGTGAATTGAGAGACAAAGTTCTGAAAAAGAAAACTACTCCTGTAGCAGTAGAAGAAACAGCACCTGATGAGAAAGAAGTCAAAGCACAGGTGCAAGCAGCAACAGAAGTTTTAGAAGATGTACAGCAAGAAAACCAAAAAGCAATCTCGGCAGACATGTTCGATGATTTGCCTGAGGGAGTGCGTGAAAGTTTAATTAAAACGGTAAATAGAAGAACAGACGCAAATTTACCACTACCAGAGAAGCAAAAGAAAGAAAGTTTTTCAAATAAACGTATTTTAACGTTCCTAAATTCAAATGTTGGCAGAATCCAAAGTCAACTATCAACCATTGATAAGAGACTGCAAGAACAAAACGAATTACTTAGGACATCTCTTGGAATTACAATGGCAACCTATCAGGGTATTGCCAACCAAGATGAAGCGTTAGAAGCAAAGTTTGACGCAATCCTCGCTGCCCTTGATGCACAACAACAGGCAGCGAAGGATCAATTAGATGCGATGGAAGATGAAGCTGCTAAAAATAAGTTAGATGACAGAAGGGACGGTTCGGGAACTAGTGGTTTTGACGATCTTTCTGGTGGAGGTGGCGGACTTGGAATTCCCATGGGACTTCTACGAAGACTGGGCAAATTTTTGGGAAGACGACTTCTTAGACCCCTCCTCAGACGACTAATTCCTAGAGCATTAAGAGCAAAAGCTCGTTTCGCTAGGATGGCAGGAAAGCGTCTGCTTAGCAGAGTTGCACCCAGAGCAATTGCAAATAGAGCGGCAACATCTATTGTTAGAAGAGCACTACCTAGAGTGGCACAGAGTGCTGCTGCAAGTGCTGCTACGAACCCTAGAGCATATGCAGCGGGATTTGAACATATTGCTCTCCCTGGAGTAACAAGAGCAATTACTGGCAACTTGGATGATGCTGGGAATTTCCTAATAAAAAATCCCATGGCAAGATCGTTGGTGACTGCCACCATGGGACCTCTTGCTCCTGCTGTCCTAGATCATGTTGTAAAACCAAAGAGTGGATTGAAGATCTTCCAGGCTGCTCTAACACACCCTAGGGTTCAAAAAGCAATTATCACGAGAGGTGGTCAAGAATTACTAGAAAAAGTTATTGGAAAGGGTATAGTAAAAGTTGGTGGTAACGCTGTTCCTAGTGGTATTGGACAAGCAGTAAACGTTGGATATGGTCTTGTAGAGGGTATTACTAGAGCTGCTCTGGGAGATCCTAAAGGTGCTGCATTATCTCTTGGTGGTGCAATTCCTTTTATTGGCGCAGGATTTAGCGTCATTGATATTTTCAGGGATATTGATATTGATGCATACACAAAGCATATTGAACCAAACCTAGGAGCAGTGATCCAAGGTGACGGTAAACCAATGCAAGCATTCTTCAACGAAATCGTTGGAGAAGAGTTACAGTATGAGTATGGAACTAGAGATGCTGCAGCAGGAAAAGCAGAACTACACGGTGCTGAATGGGTAGGAACTAAGAAAGAATATGATAAGATGGTGGATTCACCATTCAGTGATATTGGTTCTTCTTTGATTGTATCGACTAGTTCGTTCATCAATGGATTAGGTCCTGCTGGATCCAATGTCTCAAGAGAACTAAGATCTGATCTTTCTAGACTTGCAGATGTATTTGGTGTATCTCCTACTATGGTTGGTACAAACGTAGGTGGATCTTTCCCAAATGTAGAACAAAAGGTAAAGTCAATTAAAGATGATGGATCAGAAGCAGGATTATCATCTAGTCAGAAGAGTATTTTAAACAGCAAATCTAACTTTGGTAAAAGACTAGCAGAGTTTTTCAAAGATAAGTTAGAAGTACTTAGTAAAATTATCAATACAGGTGGTACACAATCTCCTCTATCGGTAGTTGATTATTACACAGGCGAGATCGATGGTGACACTTTTATGCCACTGGCAAGTTCTAGTGCAGTGGCAGGACAACAACCTGGACAAGAATATGGAAATACTACTGCTCGTGGTGGAAGGAAGCACCTAGGTATTGATGTTACTGAAAATTCACTAGCAGACACTAGAGCACCAATTGTTGCATATAAGACTGGAAGAGTTACCGAAGCATCTAATAGTGGTGGAGGTCCTGGTGGTGTTGTACACATCGATCATGGTGATGGAACTGAAACCAAATATTTGCACGTTATTCCAAGAGCAGGTCTAAAAGCAGGAGATGAAGTGTATGGCGGTCAGCATATCGGAAACCTCTTTAGATACTTTGATGGTACTACAGAGCAAACACACTTACACTTTGAAGCATATGCAGATGGAAAACTAGTCAATCCCACTAGGTTCCTATCAGAAGCAAAGAATAGAGTTCCTGCACCTTTGAGTGATGCAGATGCAAAATCTAAACATGAAGAACTAGTCAATCAACCAAACGGACAGAGTGGAACTCCAATGGGATTTGGAAAGGTTGGTGCAAATGAATATTATTACTTGAATGGAAAGTATTTCCAGAGAAAAGATGGAAATGCAACTGAGATTAGTGAAGCAACTTACAATGCTATTAGAAAAAATCATCCATCAGGATTTGGTTTAGAACAAAACAAAAAATATACTCTACCAAGCAGTGGTGAAGTTAAGTTAATGTCAAATCTACAACCACCACAACAGAGAGAACAGCAGGTTGCTAACGCAGATCTAGTTTCTTTTGATGTTGATGAAGGAGAACAACAATCTCAGCAGATAATTCTCTTAAATAATATGGTAGCAGCAGCAGTTCCTGTAAATTTTGCACAACCTGTTTTCAGTGTAGGCGAACCTAAAGCAAACATTGAAATGCAACGTTTATCACTAACATAAATACGAAAATAAGGGGTCTCTATGGGTCGCGGAACACAAGGATTTCAATATACTGGCGGCGATGGCGCTAATCCTATTGGATCTGCTATTCGTAGAATTCTTGCTGCCAGAGAAATGGCAGAGAATGAGAGACAATATGCTGAAAAAATTGCAGAAAAGAATGATACCTCACTAGATGAGGCAGGTGTAGAGAAAGGTTATTTTTTCAAGAAAGCATTAGGACACCAGTTTGGCGGAGATGCAATCGCCAGCAAGAAGGAAGATCTAAACAATCTCGTAGAAAGAGGAAAACTTCTAAAAAATCCCAGAGAAAATTTTTGGAAAGTATTTAAGAAACAAAAGAAAACAAGTTCTCTACAAAGATTTAGAGCACAATTTGATTATACTGCTGTAATTGATGATCCATCACAAAAACCATCTGAAGCAACACCAACTACTCCTGTAGCGGAAGGTTCTGCTCAAAAAGTAACCAAAGCAACTAGAGGTTCTGGTAAAGTATCGAAGGAAGAACTATTCCAGCATCTTAGAGAACTAGTCCTTTCTTTGGAAAGGATTACACAGTCGATTAGTGATAGTTCACAGAGATCTGCTGATAGCATCGGCAAGGTTGCCTCTACACAAACAGAACTAGCAGAGCAACTAAAGCATAGAACTTCTACACTAGAAAGTAAACTGGATGATATTGCTGCGGCAATCCAAAACCAGACGCAGTTTACTAAACAAACTATTGACAAAGCAGAAGATAAATCTGCAGAGAATAAATTAGAAAGTGTTCGAGTGGGATCGGATGATGTAGAAACATTTGATGATCTTACTACCGAAGAAAACGAACAGAAAGAAGATCCAAGAAATGTAGATACAACTCCAGATAAACAAGTATCTCAAGAACCTTTACCACAGGCAGAGCAAGGTGCTATTTTTTCTGGTCCAAATAGCGGTTATGACGTTACCTTACATGGTAATGAGATGGTTGTTCCTATCGATAATAACTACACCAGAGGTCTTCCAAGTGCTGTTGATGGAAAGGTAAGGAAAAGTCCATATCAATCATTTGAAGCGGGTACTAGGACCCCAGGAGTTACTCCTGTCACTAATCTGACCCTGAATACTACCAAGGTTACATCACCACAACAAACTCAGGTAAATCTAGGTGGAAATAAGAACCAATATATGAACGAGGCATTGGTGGAGGCAATGGAGATGCCATTCCTTGCAACTGGTGCATCATTACTTTCAACAACTTCTGAATATTTGAAATCATTTGGTAGTGAACAAGATGGAATTAGAAGTGATACTCTTTCGTTGATGAGACCTATCGCATCTATATTTGGACTGCCACCAGGATTTATTCAAAAAGCAGTTGGTGGTGTATCATCTTCAAATAAGAAATCTACTCCCGAAGGTGGTGAAGACGGAGGAGACAATAAGAACTTATTTGAAAAGATGTTTGAGGGGTTTGGTGGACTTTTAGAAGGTCTGACAAACCGCATCAATAATGGTCGTAGAGGACCAGGAACATTACTACCTGGAGATGCACCAGCAGAGATCAAAGCATTGATGTCAACAATTTCTGGCGGTGAGGGTGTAGTAGATTCTATTCAAGGTCATGGATCATATGCTGGTCTAGAAGATATGACCATCGATGAGGCACTTGTAGTTGCTAATCGATTGATCAATGAAGGAAAGTCTGAAACTGGTGCTTTGGGTGCATTCCAGATGCACTCTAGTTACCTACGTCAAAGAGCAATTGATGCTGGTTTAGATCCATCGAAAGATAAGTTCTCAATGGAAAACCAGACTAAGATTATGAGAAACTTCATGACACAAGTATGGACAGCAGGTGGTGGTGGTGATGGTGAAGCAGGAATGCTTCAGGCACTTAAATCTGGAAATCTTGAGAGTGAGGTGTTCCCCAAACTATCCAAAGATCTTGGATGGCCATCACTCCCAGGCGGCAGTCAACCTAATACTCATACAACAGGTGCTGCTCAAAGATATCAACAAAATTTACAAGCATATCAAGCAGCTTCTACATCACCACCTCCTGCTGGTGGAGATCTCACATTAGATAGTATTCCTGAATATGATATTGAACACAATGATCCTAACACTATTGTTAGAATGGGACAAGAGATTTACAAAACCAATGAACTGGGTGCTGCTGATGCAGAACCTATTAGTCTTCGTGAAGCAAATCAAATTATCTCATCATCACGAGAAGATGGTTATAGTGGATTTAGACTTGCACCAGAGTTCCGTGTTAAATCTGAACCATCGATAGAACCACCTGAGCAAAGAAGAGATCAAGAAGTTTCATATCAAAGACCTAGATCTGGTCAATCAGCAGAACCTTCTATTGCGATGTTAAATATAGGTGATACACAACAAAACAATAGATCATCTTCTAAGCAATCTGGTGAACAAGCACTACCAAATAGAGGACACGAAGATAGTAATATCAATAGTCTATATCCTAGAGATGGAATTCCAACCTAATGACCACTTACGCATCCGACGCTAAAATTATTTCATGTATCTTGTCATCTCCAGATGGAACAAGGTCGAAAGATATTATCAACTTGATCGAAAGATTTGATTATTTTGAAGATATAAACAAACCATCTACTCATGCAAAGTTGATGCTATCAGATAGCGGTGAAAACATCGTATCTTCATTTCCCATCCAAGGATTTGAAAAAATTGAAATTGAAGTGGAAAATGGAGACGGAGAGTTTACATATATTTTCCGTGTCAATCGTATCATGAATAGGTTCCAAGGACAAAGATTTCAAGCATACGTCTTGGTCTTATATTCCGAGGAAGCACTAATTAACGAGAGTATTAAGATTGCTGCTACAGTTGCCGAAAGACCAGAGAATATTGTAGGAGCAATGCTTCAGAAGTTGAACACCCAGAAGACACTAAGTCTAGATCCTACACTATTCAAAACAAAATTTCATATCCCAAAGAGATCACCATTCAGTGTTATTGATTATGTAAAAACAAGATCTGTTTATGGTGCATCAGAACCAAAGACTGTTACATCTGCAAAGCTTCCAAAGTTCAAAAATGAAACAGGTGTTCTGACTACAGCATCATCAGATTTAGGTGGTGTTGAAAATACTGATTATAAGAAAGCAGGCGGAACTGCTGGGTATCTTTTCTATGAAACTAGAACTGGATATCATTTCAAATCTTTAGAGACACTATTCAAAAGTGAGGGGGAAAAAGAATACCCTAGTTACTACCTAGAACCAAACGAAGGACAGCATTCAGCAAACCAAAAGATTGTTGATATCACATTTAATAATGAAATTGACATTTTATCTAAACTAAGAATGGGAGCATTCTCATCTGTTTTGTGTACATATGATTTTAGCACGGGGAAGTATGATGAGCATGTCTATTCATTAGCAGATAGTTATGATAGTCTGACGCATCTTGGCAGTCAGGCAGGACTTCCTATTGGACAAAAAGAACTGTCAAAATACCCAACTAGAGTGATGAGTGTGTTGACAGATCACGAAACCTGGAACAGTGAGGCAACTATTGGATCTCCTGATGAAGAAGATGGTGGATCATCTAATCCAGATTATCCTGACTTCCAAAAGCACTATCTGATGCAAAGTATTGCAAGATCACATACAGTTGCAAACCAGCAAGTAGAAATTAAAATCACTGGCAACTTCCAATTGGGAGTGGGAGACAAAATTAACATCTATATTCCTAACCAAATCCCATCTGCCAATAGAACTGCAGATCCATACGATACTGAGCATAGTGGAACATATCTGATCTCAAAAATTAATCATGTCGTAGAATCAAAAAATGAAGTCGGCGTATCATTCCTAACTCTAATTAGAGATACATACGGCACCGAAGAAAGTGCTTCAAACGTCAAATAAATAGTAAAAAATCTGTGCCTACATGGATCCCATTTTATCATCATTATTTCCTATCAATAAAATCGGGAGCGACGGTTTCTCCTGGTGGATTGGGCAGGTTGAAAATATTAAAGATCCTAAGAAAGGCGGAAGAGTACAAGTACGTATTGTAGGTGAACATCTTAGAGATGCAACTGTAGTTGCTACGGAATCTTTACCATGGGCATATACTATGATGCCTGTCACTACACCATACAGTGATGGTGGTGAAACAGGTGCATCATCAAATCTAAACCCTGGTAACTGGGTCATTGGTTTCTATATGGACAATGACAAACAGAAACCAATTATCATGGGATCTATTCCTCACACCCCAGGATCTACAAAAATTGTTGGTGATGATCCAGACCCAGGTGGCACCGCAAAGAATTTAACCAGATACATTTCACCTGAAGCAAATCCTTCTACAGATTTTGCAGAAGCAGACAATGGTAAACCTACAGCATCTTCAGATAATGAAACTGGATATGAAGAAGATTCAGTTACAACTGGAGCACAACCTGTTGCTTCTCAAAGAGCATCCGAGAAAGGAGGATTACCACCAGCAGTATCAGCAGCATTCAAAAAGAATTCAGAAACTAACCCCACGGGTGGACAATTCTGTGTTGTAGTTGCTAATCCTAACTGTGGAGCAGAAAAGAACTTAAACAGTAACCTCACTCACATCATCGGTGAGATGTTAGCAGCAAACCAGAATTCTGGTGGTCAACTAGGTGACTACTACGTCAGTAAGGTAAATGGTGAACTATACAGTCATATTGATCAGGGAAAATATCATATTGGTAGAGTAAAAAGACTTATCAATAGTTCTATCGCGAGAGCGAAAGGAGAAGTTATCACAGTATTGAGAGATGGTGTCACATCTATTGTAGATACTTTGCTATACGAACCTGAAAGACCAATTGTTCCTGATGATATTGATCAAGAACTAACGGATGAGCAAAAAGAATTAGTTGAAGAAGCCTCAAAAGCTTTAAGTGATGCTTTGAAGACTGGTGATCAAGCAAGTATTGATGCAGCAGATGAAGGATTTCAAAGTATTCTAGAGGATATCACTGGACAAAGAGGTCATCCTACAATTAAACCAAAAGAATCTAGACTAAAAGAAGTCCAAGAGTGGTTAGACAATGCTGTAAAAGATCTTGGTTGTAAGTTTGAAGATATTACTGACAGAATTTCTCAGTATATCACAGATTTGCTCCTCAAGTTCTTGAATGAAGCATATAGTGCAGCAACATGTTTGATCAATGAAATTGTCAATAATATTTTAAGTCAAATCTTTGGTCTTATTGATGATGCTATTAGTGCTTTATTAGAACCCCTAGAAGCAATTCTAGGTGCTGTTGCTGGTATCGGTAACATTATTGGCAATGCACTCAAGAAAGTAACAGATCTATTGGGTTTAGTTTGTACAGGACCCGATGTACAATGCGAGAAAATTCAGGTTACATGCACCGACTGTACAAGCTCCAGTGATAATGAAGATGATCTAGATAAATTGATCGAAGCAGTTGAAGATGGTAATTTAGATTTCAGCAACTCTGTCTGCACTGAAGCAACAGAATATCCAGATGAGGAAGATACCACTGTAACATTTGTTGGTGGTGTTTTCATACCAACTCAAAAACAGATTTCATATACTTGTGCAGACATTGAAGTAATTGAGGGACAAGATGCTATTTTTACAATCAAACGAACAGGAGACATTAATGTTTCTTCTGCTTTAACTGTATATACAGTAGATGATACAGCAACCCAAGGATTAGATTATGATATTGCATACAATGGTGCTACATCTCTAGGAACTGGAACTCTAGCATTTGCACCTGGAGAGGCAGAAAAGAAAATTGTTTACAACACTTACTCAGATTCTGTTTCTGATGATTTAGAAGAATTTTACATTACTATTCAAAAACTAAATGACATTGATGGTACAGATATTGTATTCCCAGATGGTAAGAAGTTTGTCTGTATAATTAGAGAACAAACTAACACTCCATTAACTTCAACACCACCCCCAACAACACCTCTTACAGACACAGAAACTCCACCTCCACCTGTACCTAATATTCCATTGGTTCCTACAACACCCCCAACAATTGGTGGCGGTGGTAATAATAATACAAAACCTCAACCAATTCCTGGAGCATATGTTCCATCAACTCCTACTCAGTATATTTCATATTCTGTTAGTGCAAATAAAGCTTTTGCTGATGAAGGAGAAACAATCACGTTTACAATCACAACAAACGGTGTTCCTGATAACACCACACTAGGATATACACTCAGTGGAATTCAAGCAAATGATCTAGATGGTAGTGGATTGACAGGAACTTTCACTATTCAAAACAGCACTGCAACTGTTGATATCAAAACTGCAACAGATAATGATACTACGGCAGAAGTGTTGCTGTTTAGTATTGATAATACTAATGCAAATGCTTCAGTGACAATCAATGCTGGAACAAGCACAGCACCAAATTATAGCATATCTGCAGATAAAACTACAGCAACTGAAGGTGATCTAATTACATACACAATTAATACAAGAAACGTTGCTGATGGAACATCTGTAGGTTACACTTTATCTGGTGTCAACATCACATCAGATGATTTTATACCAAAATCTTTGACAGGATCTGTAACCATTAACAGTAATGTAGGAACATTTACAGTTGTAACAGTTGATGATGGATCTATTGAAGGAAACGAAGTTCTTACTTGTACTGTAGACAATACTACAGCATCAGTTGATGTTGTTTTACAAGATCCTGCATTACCAACAGTAACACCTGCTACAAGTCCAACATATACAATAACCACGGATAAGTTACAGTATGACGAGGGAGATAACATCCAATATACTATTGTAACTACTAATGTCCCTGATGGTTCTATTTTAGAATATACATTGTTTGGAACTAACGTAACAAAAGATGATTTCGTACTTAGAACTTTAAAAGATAAGTTTACTGTTACATCAAATAGAGCAGTTGTAAATGTTTTATTAGCTGATGACAATGTAATTGAATTTAATGAAACCGTTAGGTTCCAGATCGTCGGAACTTCAAGTTTTGCTGATGTTGTAATTTTAGGTCAGCAACAACCAACTGCTCCTACAACAGCACCAGTTGTTAGATGTCTGACAAAACCAACTGCTAAAGCAACTACAGACAGCAATGGAAGACTTCTTAGTGTAACAGTTGATGATTTTGGTTGCCCTTATCAAAATCCCCCTGCCGTTATTATTGGTGGTGCAGGATATGGTGCAGCAGCAATCCCAGAACTAGATGCAAATGGTTACCTAACGAATGTCAAATTAACTAGAACTGGAATTGGATATAAGTCTTCTCCACCAGAAGAGCAAACTACTTGTATTGTCACATCATTCACCATGCTAAGACCTGGAAGTGGATATACATCTACACCAACAGTATATGTTGATGGTGATGATACTATTGCAGAAGCAATTATTGAAGATGGTTTTGTTACTGACATTAGAATTAAGGACAGAACTCTAGCATTTACAAGTGTTCCAAAAGTTCTTATTGTAGGTGGTAATGGATATGGCGCTAGATTCTTAGCTAATCTATCTTGCCTAGATAATAAGGATCTAGAACGTAGAGGATATGCCTCTATCGGAACTGGTAAGTATATTGATTGTCCCTAATGTCTAGTAATAAACCAGTAGCGGGTTCAAACCCCAATGACGGAAAAACAGCATCAAAACCTACAGGAGGAGACGCACCTGCTTTAGCCCCTGGTGTAGATAAATTTACAACCATCTTCAAAGAAAAGGGATGGACGATGGGTGTCTATGAGAATGAACAAGATGGCACTCAAGGATTTATTTTAACAAACGGTAAGAGTGCTTTCCATTTTGATCAAGCAGGTAATATGATTATGACCACTGGCAAACCTTTAGGAGGTTGTGGTGGTAAAGCGATTGTTAAAGGTGATGAAAAAATTGAAAAGTTTCATTCTGTTGCCATTGAAATAACTGGTAACGATGATCAAGAAGAAGATGCAGAAGGTTCTAGTGGTGATACAGAAACTGTAAAGAAACCTGCTTACTCTCTCACTGTTTATGGTGACGTTGCCATTGAATCTGTCGGTGGAGACATTGGAATGAGAGCAAATAATATTTCTTTGAATGCAGCAAGCACTCTTACATTGACAAGTGGAGAAAATATTATAGTAGATTCCAAAGGAAATTGCAATATCAATGCAGCACAAACTCTTATCGCTGGCGGAACTCTAAGGAAGAGATTGTCAGTCGGTGAGTATAGCGAAGGTGGCGGTGAAGTAAAGACTGAACAAAGAAAACCAGGAGCAAAAGTTAGCATTGAAACGCCTGGTAGTCTCAGTTATGTTATCAATGGTAACTACGAACTTGGTGTCAAGGGTGATTACGCTATCAATACATCTGGAAACTATGCTCTAAGTTCTCAGAAGAGCATCTTTCAGACTGCTAAAGGAAATGCTGACGAGAAAATTGAAGGCAAGAAGAAAATTTACGTGGGCGGTAAAACATTAATTCCTATTGAACAGTTAGAAACATATCTAACAGAAATTGGAGCAGGTGGTGGCAAAACATCATTTAAAGTTGATGCAGATCAGGATCTTGATCTGAACTCTAAAATAGGAGCAATCAATCAAACCGCGAAGGTCGCTGTCAATATAGATGGCACAGCACTTGTTAAAGTTGTTGGTAAGGCGATTCTTCTCAATTGAGGGTTGACAAATCTGACAAACCTCAGTAAAATAACTCTGTGGAGGTTCAAATGGGTATGTTCGATACTATTAGATGCAACTTTGACTTAGGTCCTGGTTTTTTGAATAGAGAATTGCAGACAAAAAGTCTGGAAAATTTTATGACTGAGTATTGGTTAGATCCCAAGGGGAGACTTTTTGAGATCGATTATTCTGGTACTACTGACTATATCATGGATGATAACGAATTGTTTGGATATCGTTTGACACCAAACGGAAATCATGGTAAAATCAGACCAACAGAGATTACTAAGTATATCGAAGTGTATCCTGCTACGTGGGATTGTAAATATTCACCATTCCCACGGCAAATAATTCACCTTATAAATGGACAATTAATTTCTTATGAAGCGTCAATTCGTAACTAAGTCTGGTGACACCTGGGAATGGGAAGAAACTCCTGAATTAATTGAAGCAGTCAAAAAACTTCATGAAACAGTGGAGCGAAATAAGCAAAATGAATTATGAACTATAAACCCTACAGTCCTGAATGGCATCGATATCGCTACCTCAAGGAAGCACTCGATAAATACTTGGAAGACGATGTTGACCCTACATTCATTATGGATGATATTCGTGACGTTCTTCATGTACGTTCTGAAGCAGCATATGCTGAGTTTCAAAGGATCAATCAACTAGAGCACTATCTCTCGGAAGAATAATATGCTATCCACTCAATACAGACTACGGTTAGAATTCATCTGTACGAAGATTGCAAACAAGGAAGAGGTAAAACTCGAAGATATGGTATGGGCACAGAAACTTGCTAAGGCAAATACAAGTGCCAATGAAATGCTCAAGAAAGCACGTCGTCATGCTGCTCAAGACATCGAGGAGGGCACTATGGATGATTTTATGAATAAGATGGGACTAGGAGACCCCGACCCATCTAATTATAAATCGGGGTTTAGTAGTGCAGATGAAATTGTAGATTGGTTCAAACAAGATAAACCCGATGACTGGAGGCAACGTGACTGAAATTAAAATTACTCCTCAAACATATATTGATATGAATAAGGAGTTTGAAGAAGATAGAACACCATTCAGAATTTCTATTCCTACACAGGAAGCAATTGATAAGTGGCAATCACAACAATCACCTTCATACAAAGCACCACCAGTAATAGATATGGTACAAGAGATGTGGGATGCTATTGGTGGACGCCCTAATGGATGATTTTAATCAACCAGGATCTGAGAAGATAGGAATCACTCCTGTATTCAAAGAGTTTGTTACTCAATTGCAACTAGATAATGTGTGCAAGATCTTGGGTGGCGAACTAAAACATTATACTTGCAGTGATAAATTTACAACCCATGAAAAAATTGTAATCGAGTACAACCACAAGAAAAAATGATACAAGCACTAGTTTATGGTAACGGCAGTCAAGAATGTGAAAGAGCAGTCATGGTTCTTGAGGCATGTGGTCAGGATGTAAGAGAATTCTTACTAGGTGTTGATTTCACCCATAAACAATTCAAAGGAGAATTTGGAGAAGATGCTGAGTATCCTCAAGTTTCCATTGGTCTAGACCACAGGGGCACCTTGAAAGAAACACTCAAATACATGAGTGACAAGGGCATGTTTATGTGATATAATATATGAAATGCCCGTGTAGTCCAATTGGCAGTAGACACGAAACTTAAAATTTCGACAGTATCGGTTCGAGTCCGATCACGGGTATTAACTCGCATTCCATAAATAGTTATGTGTGGAAATCACCATGAAGTACAAACTCTCACAATCATACGCCTTCTACATGGGAACGGTAGTGAGGATGTATTTTATTAACGGTATGCCCTACACCTTTGATGAACTACCCGTACTAGTTCAAGATCATCCTGCAGTGCAAACTGAAGCGTTAGCTGGTCATGACTGGGATGACGAAGAACTTTATAGATCATCTTCCTATCTAATGGAAGAGCAGGTACACCCTCTAGTCTATAAAGTTGAAGTTGATGATCCGCAGTTATTACCACAAGATGATTGATACTTTTTGTTCATATTATGAGGGCACCTTTTCAAACAAGTACCAAGCAATGTCTCATCCATCCAAATATGCGATGGTGCGAATTATCCATGTAAAGGTTCCTGGGACAGACAATATGTTCTATGGAGAGCAGGCATATAATTACTCTCTTCGTCGTCCATATAGACAGTTTGTAGTACAAGCGTTTGAAGAGGTAGGTCAACTCGTAGTTAAAAATTTTAACTTCGATAAAAAATCGCATATGGGATTTTTGAACCTGGAAGATATTCCAAAAGGGTTGACATACAAAAAGAACTGTGATACAATTCTTAAATACAAGAATGAGGTTTTCACTGGTTCTCTATCAGGATGTAAATGCTTTGTTGAATGGCAAGGTAAAACTACATACTGTAAAAATCAGGTTCAACTAGGTAAAGACTTCTACAATGTTGTAGATCGTGGTTACCTAGTTGATACCCACGAACATGTTTGGGGTTCAAAGTACGGACAATTTGAATTCAAAAAGCAAATGACGTGAGAGAGCACGTCAGGACTACCACAGACACGCCCTATAAGCATTGTGGTGATGCAGCAGTTTTGTAAACTGCAGAGGATGGTTCAATTCCGTCATAGGGCTCTCAATCCTCCTTAGCTCAGCGGTAGTAGCGTTTGACTGTTAATCAAAATGTCCCTGGTTCGATCCCAGGAGGGGGAGTTTTAACAAAAACTCTTGATATAAATACATTGAAAGGAAAATACACCCAGGGTTTAGCTAATTATGGCTCTTACAAGACTTGATAATCTATACTCAAGTAAAACTGGAAAATACTTATATGTATCACCAGATGATTTTAACGCTACTGATGAACTAGACAATAGGGGAAATAGTCCTCTACGTCCATTCAAGACTATTCAAAGAGCGTTTATTGAGGTGTCACGTTACTCTTATCTCCCTGGTAAGAATAACGATAGGTTTGACCAGTTCACCATCATGCTGATGCCTGGCAACCACTTTATTGACAATAGACCTGGCATTGTCAATTATGATGGTCAAGGTAATAGATATTTTGATGCTGCTAATCAAATTCTAACCAACAAAGACTTCATTGCAGAGGAAGCAGTTGCTAGAATGCAGATTGCATTCCCCTCTTGGGTGTCGCCTACTGGCAACACTTCTGATTGCACTGATGATGTTAAAGATACCCTGGTAGAACTTGCATACAACCTGAAGTTTGGTGGCAACGATAAGGTTTATGATGCTGCAAACCTGTATGTCAATGGAGCACACGTACAGGGTGAAGAAGATCAAACTGTAGCAGCATTTAACGAAGCAAGAGACATCGCCATTCAGGTGATGAGAAATGAAGATGTTGCTGTTCAAGGTACTCACGGACTAACACAACAAAAAAATCTCACGATTAGTCTCGGTCCTGCTATTGCTGGCACTTCTGGTCCTAACATTCCTTACGGTCAGTCCAATACTTGTCAAGATGTTGCTTCTAACATCACATCACTAATTGCACTCATCACGACTGCTGTTGGAACAACTGGCAACCCTGGCAGTCTATCTGGTGTCACCAAAACTGCTCCTGAGAGCGATGAAGAATTGCCAATCTTCAATTTCAACAGAGCACTTGAAGAGTGGGATGATAACAGCATTCTAGATCTCTCCAATCCAGACAATGTTCTCTACAAATTCAATGCTGCTTCTGGTGGCGCTATTGTTCCTAGAGGTTGCTCTCTTATTGGTTACGACCTTCGTCGTACCATCATTCGTCCTCTATACGTTCCTGACCCCACTTCTCCTTCAGTCGAAAGAACCTCCATCTTCAATCTAACTGGTGGTTGCTATCTCTGGCAGTTCACGATCAAAGACGGCGATCTATCTGCAAACTCTCCTTTATATGACAGCACAGCAGGTGTTGGTAAGGTTTATTACATTAAAGGAAACGATTCTGCGAAAGCAATTCCTGAGTATTCGCACCATAAGATCTGCATCATGACATATGCAGACAATGCTGATCTGCAATCATATTATGATAAAGTTGGTAAATCTTTTGCTAGGTTCCAACCAGATATCGACAATGGTGAACTAGAGGCATTAGTACAAGAAAATAGAATTGTTGGTCCTCTATCTGATACCAGAAGAATTGAAAGTATCAAGGTAGAAGATACTGTTGCATTTACTGGTGTTGTAACAAACACTAATGCTGGTATTACCAGTGTCAATGACACATCTGGTCTTGAAGTTGGTGCTACTGTAACAACTTCTAGCACTGGTATCACTATTCCAAATAATACCACGATTGTTGATATTACTGGTGATGTTGTAACTCTATCTAATCCTCTTCTTGGATCTGGTGGTGCATCATTTAGTGCTAGCACTGGTAAGATCACAGCAACTGTTACTACAAAGATTGATCATGGTTACTTCGTAGATCAGTATGTTGCTATCTTGAACTCTGGTCTTGATGATCAGGTCAATGGTACATTTAAGATCTACTCTATTGATGCTGATAATCCAAAAGTATTCCAATATCAAATTGAAGCAACAACTTCTGCCCTCGGTCTGATTGACGGAACAACTTACACAACAGCAAATGGATTGAACACCAATGCTGTTGGACAGGCAGAAATTGATAGTGTCGAATCTGCATCTCCATACGTCTTTAACTGCTCTATTCGTTCCACCTGGGGTCAGTGTGGTATGTGGGCAGATGGTAGCAAGGCGACTGGATTTAAGTCGATGGTTGTTGCACAGTACACTGGTGTTTCGCTCCAGAAAGATGACCGCGCATTCATCCGCTACGATAAATTTACAAACACCTGGAACCAAGCATCACTAACTGATGCATTTGCAACAGTTCCTTATCACGCAAAAGGTGATGCATACTGGAAGGATGACTGGAGAAACTTCCACATTCGTGCTTCTGACGATTCCTTCATTCAGTGCGTCTCGGTCTTCGCTGTTGGTTTCTTCGATCACTTCCTAATGGAAAGTGGTGGTGATATGTCCATCACCAACTCGAACTCCAACTTCGGTAATACTTCTCTACACGCAGTAGGTTTCAAAGGATTTGCATTTAACCAGGATAAGGGTGGATACATTTCTGATATCATTCCTCCAAAGACTATTAGAGAAAGTGTAGAAGAGAAAATCCAATACTACACCCTTGATATTCAAGCATCAAACGATACAACTAACAATACCAGATTGTATCTCGGTTCTGATGATCTAACAGATCCTGCAGATCGTCCAGCAGCATCTATCAGTGGTTATCGTGTCGGTGCTAGAAGTGATGATAAACTGTATGTCAAACTAGACAATGGTACATATTATTCAACTCTAGAACCAACTGGTTTCCTACGTTACACTGCATCCATTGAAACTCTAAATCCTTCTGGCATTCAGGTTGACAACTTAGCACAAGATGCTGCTAACCTGATTGCTTTGAACAAAGAGTTCATTCAGAACGAAGCATATACTTATATTACTACTAAGTATCCATATCTACTAACCAATCCAAATATTGTCATTGGTAAGTGTGAGAGAGACATCGGATACTTTGTAGATGCTGTTGTTTCTGACCTCAAGCTAGGCGGAAATATTAATACTATTCAAGCAGCAGAAGGATACTTCATTGGTGGTCAATTAACATACATTCAGAATGAACTTGATGAAAGTATCGAGACATATGATTATGTCAAGAACATGTGTATCGCAGCAATGCGTAACTGGGACTTCTTGATCCAGAACTGCACAGTTACTGACACCAGCGAAATTGTTGATGTTGGATCTACTGCTGGTCTTTTGGTTGGCATGTCTGTTAAAGAATATGCATCTGCTGATTTTAATGCTGATAGTCAGTTAATCGGAACTCCAACACCAATCACAACTGCAATTCCTGTAAATACATTCATTAAGAGAATTCTAGATGGCAGTAGAATTGAACTTGGTGTTGCTGGTAGCAAACTAACTACTGGATCAGTTCAACCTGCTATTGGTGATAGAGTAGGCAACGCTTATTTGTACTTTGAAATTGTTGACGGTGCATTCTCTACAACTTTAGATCCCGAAAAAGATCCTACTATTCTTACTTCTAACGCTGGATATCCTGAATGTGCTAACGTTGCAACTACGATCTCTGGATATTTTGATGACATTTTTGTTATCCTCAACAATGGTTTAACACGTCTAGGTCAAAAGCAGACTGATGCTTCTAACCTAATTGATGGGAACAAAGAGTTGATTGCTGAAGTAGCAGTTGACAGAATGCTAACCAACTTCCCTGGTTTCTCTGTTCCTGGTGGTAATCAAGAGTATATTAATGATATTATTGATACTATCAACGCAATTACGTTTAATGTTGAATATGGTAGCAATAATAAAGTATATGATATAGCAGAACTGTATGTTAGTGATCCAACTCTTCTAGCAGGTCAGCAAGATGAGGTTGTCTATGCTTACACAGAAGCACGAGACATGATGATCCAAGCGATGCGTAATCAGTCTATTACGATTACTGGATCATCTAGATCTCAGTTTATTGATAATAACGTTGTTGTTGATCCAACTGATACAACTGTTTCGACGGTAATCACTAACTTAGTTTCAATCGTCACTCAAGGTGTTGGTACTTCATCTACGCCAGGAACATTATCTGGTATTACTAAGACTACCCCAGTTATTACTAATGTAACAAGAGTAGAACCAGTTCTTGACACAGAAAATCTTGTCAAGCGTGCTACTATCTTTACCGTTAATACTGGTGGTGGTGTATCTAATCCACATAACTTTGAGACTGGAACACCTGTCAGACTTGTTCCTAGAGCAAGAGCAGGTACAAATCCCGATAAGAGACTTATCAGACTTCCTGAAGGATTTGATCCTAATACTAAGTATTACGTTATTGCTCCTGGTAGAACAACAGTTCCCGAAGATTATTCTGTAGGTGCTAGCTATCCTGGTGTGTTTGATGGTTCGGATCAAACCAAACTAATGCTTGCAGCAACGAAAGAAAATGCTGCTGCTGGTATTTACATCTACTCTCCCGAAACTGATGATCTAGATCCTGATGTTGAAATCGAGATGCAGCAATATATTCTCGATGATATCTATGATCTCCATCGTTACACCTGTAATTTAGGTGGTGCAGGTGAGATCGAAACTGATGTTGCTCACATTTTTGACCTACCAAATGCAAATGTAACACCACAGAAAGTATTCTTCCGTGTTGCTACCGACATTATTGGTTCTGGTCTGCCATCAACAGCAACAGGTGCGATTGATACTCAAACTTATTTCTATGCGAGATATGTATCTCCTAAGAGATTTAGTGTACACACTACACACGCAGACGCTATTGCTGGTGTAAATGCCCTTAACTTTGTTTCTTCTAGTGGACAAGACTTCTATGTATTTGCAGACAAGAGAAGAAGTCCTCTAAGATTTGACGCAGAGTTTAGCACTTCCACCAATACTTCTGGTCTCTGGTATCTACAGGTCAAGAACGAATCTACATCTGCAACTCCCCAGTTCCGTGCAGATTCTATTCTTACTCGCTTCCACGATCCAGTTGCATATGGTTCTGGATCTGGTAAGATCAGAACACTTGATACTTGGATCGATCGTGTCAAGGATGATAGAACTGAAGGTGATAGAGTATATCGTCTCAAGTATGTCATTCCTAAGTATCTTGAAACTGTTCGTAATCCTCTCAATGGTTTCGTCCTTAAGGTCAGAACTGATGATAAGAGAAGACTAGTCCCACAAAGATTTGTTCTTAATCCTGTTGGTGGTGCTCCAGATGTCGCTAGATTTGATAACCCTGCACAGGCAGGTGAGAGAATTGGTTTCTCTAGATCTGATCTTTCTGCACTTGGTATCACTAATCCAACCTATGATCCATATAATGAACCTAAGATTGTTGCTAGTGACAGAACTCAAAGTAGAATTGCTTTCACCATTCAGTCTGCAAGAACTGTAAACAATCGCCTAGAGATCACTGCATTTGACCATACAATCACAGTTGATGCACTAAAGAACGAGATCTTCACTGTTGTTGAGATCAATGCTCCTCAAGGTGGATCATTCGTAGTCAGCAACTCCACTGCAACTTCTGCTAATGCTGTTGAGTGGAATGGTGATGCTGCAGGTTCTGGATATATCCAAGGATACTTCCAGCAAGGAACCAAGCATTATTTGGTCCTCAAGAATACCACTAAGGATCCTAAGTATAATGCTCTAGTACAGACAAGATTTACTCAAGGATCTGTATTTGCTGATCTACAAGCAAAACCAAATAGTGTTGGTGATCCTACTGGTAAAGATAAGTCCGATAGAAAAGATTATCTTTACAGAATTGAAGGTGCAAACGTATACACTGTTGTTCCTGGCGATGTTATCACTGACGACCAGAGCAATCAATACACTATTGAGGAAGTATATGATGTTGGTGCAATCGAAGATACTTTCTACATCTTTGATATCGACACTATCCAGCAAAGGATTGCTGGACAACAAGATGGTATCTACTATCTAACTTGCTTACGTGGTAACATTTCTCCATTCCCACAAGGTGCTGGTGTTGGTAACAACTTCAGAAACTTCAAGTTCTCTCAACCAATTTCTCAACTGTATCCTCTTAACTATAAGAACGATCCAGTATGGTTTAAGCAGATTAATGAGAACTACAATGATGTTCCTGCTACATATTCTGCTGCTAACAACTATATCCATGGTTTGGTTACCATTAATGATGCTAAGAACAGTGAAACTAAAGAACTTGTTGAGGATCTAATTTCTCAACCAGCATTGACATCATTCAGTTTTGTTTCTGCTGACACATTATCATCGCCTACACTAAACCCAAGTGGTGGATCTAACATCATTCAGGCACAGAATGGTAATGCTACTTCTGGATCTGAAGACAGATATATTCCTATCAACGGTGATAGTGACTTCCCAACAGACGGCAGACTATATGTCGAACTACGTCGTCCATCGATTGCTAGATCTGGTAACCACACGTTTGAATATCTTGGTTTCGGTCCTGGTAACTACTCAACTGGTTTCCCACTCCGTCAGGAAGTTGTCCTGGAAGACATTCAAGACTTCTATGCACAGTCTAAGCGTGAAAACGGTGGTATCGTCTTCTACACTGGTCTAAACTCCAATGGTGACCTTTATATCGGTAACCGTAAGGTTAACGCTATTACAGGAGAAGAGACGTTCCTTGAAAGAGCAGTTCTTCAGGATAGTGAAGACGATAGTGATGATGATCTCGGCGGTCTCGTTACAACCTTCGATACTCCTGTAACTTTCAATGATAGAATTACAGTCGAAGGTGACGCACAATTCAACAATCCTGTTACTATCACCATGTCGGTTGGTGAGGGTCCTGCCCTTTCCATTCCAAGTATTGTTGACACTAGTAGTGTTGTTGAAGATCAATCAATCAGTGAAGCAAATACTGATAGCATCAGTCTAAACAAAAACCAGATTGCTGCAGCAATTTACAAACTAAATCCTCGCCAAATTCTTGGTAACGAGGGTCAAGATTATTCTATCAGAACACATTATACAACTACACTTGGTCCCACAAATACCACACCAGACCAAGGTACTTTGTTCAGTGGCACTCAAAGAGTAACCTACGGTTCTACTCAAGAACCTGCTGCTGGTGATATTCTATTCAAGGGTAAAGAAGTTGGTCTTTCTGGGTCTATTGGTTGGATCTTTGCTAACTACTATTCCACTGCTGCTACTGCTGATATCAACACAGTAACTAGTGATGGAACTTACGTTACATTTAATCTTTCGGTTGGTATTACTAATGCAAGTATTGGTATTACAACTGCTGGTCAGATTGTTAGAATTAGTGGATTTACTTCCTTTACTAATCTAAATGGTAACTGGACTGTAGAATCTGCTTCAAACCTTGGATCACAAAATAGCTTTAGAGTAAGACCTACTGTTGCTCCTGCTAGCGGATCTACTTATTCTTGGGTTGCTTCTGGTGGTACACTAGAAGTTTCTCAATCGAAGTGGAAAGAACTCGGTATTGTTGGTGCTGAAACTCTCAGAACAAATACTGAGACTTGGGGTGCTTACAGATTGGGTGTTAACACTCTCGCAAGAGCAACTGATGATGGTTATCAGACAGGATTTGTACAGACAGAGACACAACCTGTTGCTACTCTTGATGTTGAGGGTAATACATACATTTCTGGTAAGTCTACTGCTATTACAGTCGCACCTGGTGTACAACTCAAAACCGAGAGCAAACTTGATAATGCTCTAAATGTTGGTGGAGACGAGAGCGATCTTGATAACCTATCTGTTCTAAGAGTTGCTACTACACCAAGATCGGGTGGAACTGGAAATCTTGGTAGAGTATCAATTAACTCTAACCAAACAGCATTTGATGCTGCAGATGCAGAACTCTATGTTGTTGGTAAGACCTTACTACAAGGTGATACTACAATCAATGGTTCTCTCGCCCTGTTTGTTGGTGATCTAAGCACCACTAGCACATCACTAAGTCTATTTAACACTCCAACTACAGTAACATTCGCACAATCTGCAACCGATCTACAGATTGCTAATGGAACCGCTAACAATGGATCTCAAACAATCAACATCGGTAACTTTAACGATGAGCAAACTATTACTATTGGAGATGCAGCGGAAACATCAATCTTCCGTCTCCATAGAAATAGTCAGAATGCAACCTTAGATATTGCTAGTGTTGCTAACAGCGATGCTTCTTATCGTTGTGATATCACCATTGGTGGTGCATTTGCTGCAAGTAGCTCTATGACAAGAGTTAAGACCAGAGGTGTTCAACTAGATGGTGACGTTGAGGTTGGATCTGGTATTTCTGGTGGCGTCGGCAAATTGTTCTCGCAGAACAACACATTTGAACTACTTGCTGCTAGTGGCGGTCCTGCAACTGTTGACTTCGCAATGACTGCTTCTGCCCTTACAATGGGATCTAGAGGTGGTACTACACGAGTAAGAAACGCCCTTGAAGTTAACGCAAGAGCAGACTTTGATGGTGATGTTCTACTCCGTGGTGGTCTAAATTCTGGTGGATTTGACGTTACCAGAGGTGTATTTGGAACTACTGCTGCTGCTCAAGCAATTGGTGATGCAGCAAACTTCAACGTTGATTTGTATCAAGCAGTAGCAATTGGCAGAACTCTTGATACTGGCGGTAACGCTCCAATGAGTGCTACTGATACAATCTTGAGATTTGATAGTGCTATTGCTACTAATACAATTAGCATTGGTGATTATATCTTACTTGATGAAACTATTGCCAACGACAAAGAAATCGTAAGAGTTGTTTCTCTAATCAATCTTACAGATACCACAGATCTTGCTGGTATTCGTGTTGAGGTTGAGAGAGGTGCTGATGGATCTACCGCTAGATCTCACCAAGACAATCTACCTCTCATCAAACTTATTAAGAACGAAGATGCGAGTTTCCTAACTGTTGCTATGACAGCAGGAGACACTCAACTTCAGACTGCAGAGTTTGGTGGAGTTATTAATCCAAATGATTATCTAAGATTGAATGGTGGTGAATTTGTACGTGTTGATGGCAGTGTTACTTCTCTAACTTCTATTCAAACTCTAAGCGTTAATGATGGTGGAACTACAGCACCAGTTCTAGCATTTGAAGTAGAATCTACTACTGGTAATACTTATATTAGAGGTACTGCTGATGTTTATGACACTATCACACTCCATGGTGATACTGCTGCTGGTAAGGAACTTGTCGTCAACAATGGTCAGGCAGGTGTTGATAATGTAACATTCTATGTTAAGAGTGAGAATGGTGCGATCTTCGGTCAAGGAGGACTACTCCTTGGTGGTAAAGATGCAAATGCTACCACTTCTGATTATGCAAGAATTAGAATGAATGGTGCTACTGGCAATGTTAGCATTAGAGATGGTGATCTATATATTCAGAAAAATACTGGTACATCTTCTGCTTTTAACTGGGTAACCAGCCTGGCATTCGTTAATAACACTGGTGATCTAACTATTTCGGGCGAATTCGCTGCTAATGGTACTGGAACTAACCACTTTGCTGGCGATCTTGAAGTTCGTGGTGGAGACTTTGTTGTACAAAATAACCCCTCAGACGTTAACTTTGCCGTTGTTAACAATGGCACAATCAAGATTGGTGAAGTTGATAGATACTTCGGTCCTGCTGGACAAAGACGTTGGGATTACTATGCATTCTCCTCTGGATTGGGTGATGAAGTACAATCAAATATCAATTACTTCATCAATGCAACTGGTAATTTGTATGTAAGATTGCCACAAGATCCAAAGAGTGGTGATATGATTAGATTTGTTGACCTTGGTGGTACTCTTAAGTATGATCTTAAACTTATTATTCGTGCCGCAACTGGTCAGTCAGTACAGGGTGATGTATCTAATATTTCTTCTACTACTGTTACGGGAACTACACACTTGGGTGGCGAACTAATTGTCACCACACCACATGCTGCATTTGGATTAGTCTATGCAGGTCCACTAAATAGTGATGGAAGTGCATCTAATGTTCCTTCTGCACAACAAGGTTGGTGGTTGATCGACATCTAATATGGCAAATTACGGTGCTTTAAAAACTATGAGGGGTGCTGCCGTTGGCACAATCATGCCATGGACAGGATCCCTCACAAATATTCCTCCTGGATGGATTATTTGTGATGGAACAAGTCAAGTAGCTTCGGAATTTCCTCTTTTAGCTCAAGTTATTGGGGATACTTACGGAGGATCTAGTGGTTTTTCCTTAGCAAGTTTTCCTTGGTCAAATGATACTAATACAACGTTTACTCTCCCTCAGGTTGATCAAAGAGCATTAGCAGATATTGATAGTTCTTATTTTGGTAGTGGCGCTATTGATGCCAATATTGATACATCAGAAGCACTATCTGCTGTAGGAATTTATATTGGTACAGATATTGGCAATGGAACAAATTTTGTTAGTGACGCATATACTGATATTCTTTTCGACTATACTCCTCAGAATGATTTTAGTGCTGGAATTGATGGAATGACCCTCAATGCTGGATTTGGACTTAAAACAGTATATACTGCACCAAGAAAATTAGGTAGGAGACATATTCCTATTCACGCCCATCCTACAGAAGTTCCAACGATCCTTGGTAATGATACTGCTAAACCTGGCAGTGGAGCTTCTTGTTCTAGAGAAGTTACATATAATTTTAAAAAAGGTGCTGCTGATGATTTTAATGACGAAGCTCAAATTGCTGTTGAGCAACAGTTGCCATCTGCTTCAGGTGGTTTTGGAAATGGAAGTGATGGTATTATTCTTGCAAACTTTAACGCAGAACAACCAGGACCAAACTTAAAACCCATAGAAACTGCATCACATGGTATTTCAAACTGGTTTGGATCTATGGATGATCCTGAACCACCTGATCCATTCAGATCACCGAGCAATTCGCCAGTACATACTAGAAGATTTAATACTGGAGATACAGCACCATATGGTATTGGTGGCACTACTATTGATACTGAACATGTCAATTATGATGATGGTGATTTAAACACTGGTGATGGAAATAATTTTGATAGACACAGACCATATGAAGTGTTTTTCAATCATTCTGGAAACAGTTTTAATAAAACTGCTGCACCAGTGGGTGTACAAGATAGAATTGATGCACACGATCACTCATCGTTTAACGTTGAGTTAGATCGTGCTAATACCTCAATGAGGATGCCTGGATTAATTACTGTTAACGATGTACAAGCCCAAGTATCTCCAGATAATTTACCACAGGCACTAAATATTGCAGTAACGGTTCCTACACCAAAACTAACTGTAGTTTACGTTATCCGAGCATATTAATGGCAAATTACGCAGTAAATAAAGCAAGATTTGGAGGTATGGTTGGTAGCATCCAAGTGTTTACCAACACTTTACCATCAGGTAATGATCCCAATTCAGGAGAATTCAGAACACAACTTCCTGCTGGATTTCTTCGTTGTGATGGATCTATTTTTAAAGCAGATCGTTTTCCAGAACTTGCGGAAACTCTTGGAATTGGACAGGATTGTAAGTTTGCCAAAGATCGCACTACAATACAAGATGATGAATTTCAACTTCCAGATATTGGATCTAAATATATTATTCCTGGAAGAGCATCAGGTACATATCTCCAATCAACTCTTTCTGATGGAACTACTAGACGTGTTGGAGCAGAATTTGATGTTACTTCTAATGTTGGTACTAGTGCAACTATAGGTTGGTCTGGAGAATTTAAAATTAATGCCAGAACAGATGATGTTTTGGGAAATCCTTTTTATAAAATGGATGAAGAAACCTTTACGGGATTTATTGTTGATAGTCATTTTCAAGGTCATGGACACTTAGCAAATCAACAAGTTCTTAATTGCACTGGTAATTATCTAGTTTCTCCTGCTATTGGTCCAACATCAGGTGAGAACACCCATGCTGGAAATAATTGTAAGGCATATGGTGGAAATTTATTAACTACTCTCAATACACCTGAGGGAACTAGTTCCTTATCTGCTTCACATGTACATAGAATTGATGCTCCAACTTCAACGTCAGACTATAGTCACAATTTTGAGTATACATTAAATCAAATAAGTATTCCAACAACAAATGTTAGAACAACAGTAAATATTACTACACAACCTGTAACGACATTTGATTCAACAATACAACCATACATTATTGTAGAATACATCATCAAGTTTTAAAAAATGGCAATCACAACATATTCACAATATACTAATGGATCTTATTCGGTGACGTTGCCATCTGGTGTAACCGAGTTTTCCTATAGCATCATGGGTGCAGGTGGCGGTGGATCGGGATCTGATGCTGGATCTCCTGGTGCTACTGGGGGTGGTGGTGCTGCCCTTATAGGAAGTGTTACTGTTCCTGGTAATCCTGGAGGTACTACTATTCGCATTTATGTTGGTGGTGGCGGTGGAGGAGGCGCTAGTTCTCAAGGTGGTGCCCCTGGTGGTTCTGGTGGAACTAATGGAACTACTACAGGTACAGGTGGTGGCGGTGGTAATGCTGGCAACTCTGGCGCTTCTGGAGGTGGTGGTGGCGGTGGTGCTGCTACATATCTTCAAGTTCAAAATGGTGAGATTATTGCTATTGCTGGAGCAGGTGGTGGTGCTGGTGGAGCAGGAAATGATGGTAGTGGTCCATCTTCTTCTCAATTTGGTGGAAGTGGTGGAACAACTTTAACGTCTGGAACAACCACAACTGTAGCGAATGGTTCTAATGCCAGTAATAATAGTGGAGATGGTGGAGCAGGTGGAGGCGGCGGTGGTGGTCGCCCAGGTGGTTCTGCTGGATCTACTCCTTCAAGTGATAGTGACGCAGGTGGAGGTGCAGGCGGAGGTTCTTGGTACAATACAACTTTTCATAGTAGTGCTCCTAGTGCTTCTAATTCAAGACCCTCAGATCTAATTCAAGGTGGAATTGGTGGCGGACAGTCTACAGCTGGATCAGCTGGTGGAGTATACATTGCATATGATGATATTGACGAACAACCAAACAATTTAAATAATTTCGGTACTCAAACTAATCTAGATAGATCTACTGCATATGATACTGATACCGAGCAAGCTATTACTGGTATCAATCAGACAATTTCAGCAACTGTAACTGGAGGAACTGGTGTTACTAATGGTGTTCTACTCATTAAAAATGGTACAGTTTTAACAGGAGCTACGACAACTGTTATTAATGGAGATACACTTGGTATTAGGATGATATCATCAAGTTCATATAATGCTGAAACTATTGCAACATTGACCGTTGGTCCTGTTGGACAACAAGTTACAGCAACATTTAAACTTATTACTGGCAATGCACCAAGTAATGTACCTAATGCATTTGATTTTACTGATGTTACTGAGCGACCATTAAGTAGGGCTGTTACAAGTAATACTGTAACTATTAGTGGTCTAACACAACAAGCATCGGTTAGTGCAACTGCAACTAGAGGTGGAGCAAGCACACCTGTAGAAGTATTGGTAAATGGTGTAGTTTCATCAACTATCAACAATGGCGATACATTAGCATTAAGAATTACAGACACTGGTACTGTTTTGAATACAACTACAACTGCCAGTGTTACTGTTGGTGCTGGATCTGCAGTAGATTGGCAATTAACAACTATTACTTCTCAAGATACAACACCAGCACCATTTGATTTTATTGATGCAACTGGACAAGTTAGTACGCTAGTGACCAGTAATACTCAAAGAATTCAAGGTATTAATGTTCCAGCAGCACTTACAATTTCTACGTCTCCATCAAATGCACTCATTTCATATAGTATTAATGGTGGATTGTTTTCTACTGCTGCTACTACTATTAGTAATCTAGATACTTTAGCATTAAGAACAACTGCACCAAGTTTAGCAGGAAATGCAGTAACAGCAACAGTAACTATTGGATCTGTATCAACTGGTCAAACATCTGGTCAATGGAGAGTTACGGCTGTTGATGCTAATGATACAACTCCAGATATATTTGCACTACCCGCAAGAACAAATCAATTAGAAAATACACAAGTTTATAGTAATATCGTTGTTCCTACTGGGTTTAATGCAACTGCTAGTAGTTTTGCTAGACTAGAAACTGTTAGTGGCGCTACTAATGCACAAATCAGACTTAATGGTGTATGGACAAATCTAGCAACAAATCCAGCTAGCACACCATTTGACTTTGATCCTGGAGATAATTTCCAACTTCGACTTACGACTGGATCATATGGAAGTGCTATTGCTCAAATTGCAGTAACAATTGATAATGTCTCTGTATTGTGGAATGTATCTGTGCTAGCATCGGCACCTACAAGCAACGATGTATCTACTTGGTATTCACAAAAAACAGAAAAACTTGATGGTCTTGCAATTGGCAGTGTCATTACTATCTTTAAAGATCCTCAAGGAAACTGGGGAACTTTAGATGGCAGTTTAACTTCTAGATATCCTGGTTTTATTGAATGTAATGGCGATTCTTTAGATGCAGATGAATACCCAGACTTATTTGATGTTATTGGAAATGATTATGGTGGAAGTGGAAGTAGAACATTATCATCCACTAGTCAAGGTAGTTCTACCATAAATGCATATTCATACTCTGGATCGTTTACTCTTCCCGATTTTAGAAATAGAAGACTATTTGGAAGTGGTCAGGTAGATGGAAATGTGGGATCTGCTCCTTCTGCTCCAACTAGAGTTGGACCAGCGGGAATAGGAACTGGTGGAGTTAATACTGTTGGATCTGTTGGTGGTGATTGGTACATCGATACTGTAGATGCTGCTGGAACTTTACCATTAGAACAGGTAGAAGGAACTGGCACTTCTGGTACTGCAGGACAATTTTTCTCGCTTGGAACTGTCAATACAAGTGGACTTGACACTTCAACAGCAATTGCTAATTTCAACGTTGCTGGAAATATGAATGCTACGGTTGGACCATTAGATTCACCAGTTCTTCAACCTCCTGGTCATTCACATGGAATTCTTACTGGTATTGGATTAAATGTTACATCTGGATTAATCCCATGGAACCACAGAGGAACACCACCAGTAGGATCGCCAGCTGTTATCGAAGGAACTAACGAAATTAGTACTATATGGCCTGGTGCTCCAAATGCACCAACTTTAGATAATGGTTTGAGTACCGCCACATGGGAAGGAAGTGTTACTTATAGTAATTATTGGGCATCAAGTATAGAAAATAGTCTTCAACTAGATAATAACAGTGGCAACCAACTTGGTGCTATTGATGTTATTCAAGCTACTGCTCAAGGAAGAATTTATTCTCCAGAAGGTGGAATGCTAACACATACTCATTATTTGTCTCTAAGTGATTTTGGAGATCCTGTGAACGTCTATGGATGGGGTAATGTTAATGGTGGTGGAACAAAGACAACAGGTATGGGTGGAGGCAACACGGTAGATGTTCCATTTAGTCATACTGAACTAGGAACAACTATTTCTCCTGGACTGGCTACATTATCAGCACAAAAAGCACTCCTTCCTGGTGTTGCTTTGAAACCAAACAGAACTATTCCTTTGCTTCAACCATTCTTTAAGTGTAAGTACCTTATCAAAGCGTACTAAATATAGTATAATGTAACTGAATTGAGGTTTGTTTGATGCTTCAGCCGATTAAACCATTAGAACTTATGAAAGATCCTAAAATCACTCAAAGTGATTTTACGGATTGGATTGGAGTGTGGGAAGGATTTGTCCCAAAGTTTTTATGTGAAAAAGCAATTAATCATTTTGAGGATATTGTAAATACCTCTTGTATGTACAATGATAGAGATCAACAATATCATCAACCAATAGATGGAGAGGGTCAGTTCAAGAATGCTAAACTTGGCAGAGATGATCTCTCTATTCTATTAAACAATACTGATACTACATTAGGAGCAAACTTTAATCAATATTTAAAAGCAACCATAATGCATTATATTGATAAGTATTCTCAACTGAGAAATGTTAAAATGTTTTCTTCTGATATCAAGATGCAAAAAACTGAACCCGAAGGCGGGTATCATATTTGGCATTACGAATCTAGCGATTTTCATTGTAAGGATAGAGAACTTGTTTGGATTGTCTATCTAAATGATATGCCAGAAGGTGAAGGAGAAACAGAGTTTTTACATCAAAGAAGAAGAATTAGACCCACTCAAGGAACAGTTGTCATTTGGCCAGCAGGCATGACCCATGTACATAGAGGTCTTACGGTTTACTCTCAGGATAAATATATTTTGACAGGTTGGTATTTTCAAGTCCCATAAGCATAAAAAGAAATGTCGCAATATAGTTTAAAAAGAGAAAATGCTCATCGAAAGCATGTTGTCATTGAAGTAAACTTCAAAGAAAAAATTATTATTCGAGAAGTTGAACACGCATGTATGTGTACCGATGAAGTTTGGAACGGTATAATCCTTGCGGGACTAGGACAGGATTGGCATGATCCTGATGTAGATGAACTTGAATTTTTTCAGTATTGGTCTGATGGATCATATGTATGTCAGAAAAGAAGATTGAGAACTGATTCTTCCACTGGCAATACTTATTGGAAAAGTTATGCTTTCCGAGATGCAACTGAAGATGAAGCAGAAAGAACTGCAAATATTTTTGCTAGCGTTTTTACTTTAACAAAAGAAGAGAAGAAAACAAATTGGGTAGCAGAAAGTAAAAAATTATTTGATCAACAGTTTTATTTTGAAGCAAAATATCTAAAATATTATAGACAAATTTCTTCAATGCTTTTATATTCTGATTGGAGAATGCTCCCTGATGTTGAGGAAGAATATGAAGGTGAACGAGCACAATGGATAGAATGGAGACGTAGACTAAGAGGACTACTTCCAAAGTACGAAACTTTTGATACACCATATGATGCATTCAAACACATATCATTAATGAAATATCCTATTGATCCCAATAATTACGTCAAAAAGTATCCTAATAGAGATGTTGAATACTTATCAACCGAAGATCAATTTGATAAGTTAGATTTTAAAGTGTCTACAGATTTTGTTGCAAACAATGTTGAAAACATTTCTACTTTTGCACAAAATTGGGTTCAATCTGATATTATAGTTTCAAAACAAGTATATGAGCTGATTAATGAATTAGAAATGTTTGATTACTTCCCAGAACTCAAATCTGAACTTGTCAAACCAAATCCAATTCCCGATCCAGAATCTATAGAATACCCTGAGCAATAAGATATGATTTACACATTTGATTTTCTTGATGATCTTGCGATTAATACTATAAATGAATAT